ATGACAAAGGTTTACCTATCACTGGCCGAGGTCTCCGATCGGCTCGGCCGCAACCACAACGCCGTCAAAGCGCTCTACACGCGAGGCAAACTTCCCGCCCCCGACGTGCAGATCGGCAGGGGCGGGAAGGTATGGAACGGATGGTCGGAGAAGACGATAGACGCCTGGGCAGAAGCCGAGGGGTGAGTACTTACGCCACGGCGCCGAGGTAGGCGGCAAGGGTGTGCGCGGCGTGCGTGTCGAGGTTCCGCCTGCCGCGGTCGTAGATCCCGATTGTCGTCGAGATGTCCGCGTGCCGGGCCGCAAGCTGGACCTCGCGCAGCGGCACTCCCGCGTCGATCGCGTTCACAATCATCGAGTGCCTGAACGTGTGCGGCGAGACCGTCATCGTGATCCCGGCCTTCTTGGCGACCCGCTTCACCACACGTGTGGCAGAGGACCGGGTCATCGGCCCGCCGTCACGACGCAACAGCAATGGCCCGACGTCCCGGCCGTCGATCACCGCATCGATGGCGCGCATCACGACGGCCGGCTGGGGCACCACGGCCACTCCCCCGCCCTTCTGCACGAACTGCATCACCCGATGGCCACGCGAGTAGGAGAGCACGTCCTTGACGCCGAGGCTGCACGTCTCGGACACACGCAGTCCGGTGTAGCCCATGATGACGACGAGGGCGTAGTCGACGGGTGAGGAGTCGTACGCGGCCCGGGCGACGGCCTGCATCTCGTTCCGGTCGAGGTGGACCTTCTCGTTGTCGTCACGGCGGATCTTCGGGAGCTTGAGCAGACGCGCCGGGTTCTTCGTCACGAGGTCGTCGTCGAGTGCGATCTCGTAGAACAGTCGCAGGGTGCCCATGCGGTGGTGCACCGTCGACGAGCAGTTGCCGCGATCCTCGGCGAGATAACGCATGTAGAGCTCGAGATGCGGGCGGCGCAGCTCGAAGATCCGGAACCCGGTCCGGTCGACCCAGCGGCAGAACATCATCAGATCGTCGCGGTACGAGTTCCGCGTGTTGCCCTCCCAGCGCTGCAGGAACGATTCGATGTACAGCTCGCGGTCCAGAGAACCAGCAGGGAAGGGCTGCGGGGCAGATGGCAGCACGGTAGCGTCAAGCACGGTCACACTCCAATGAGCGGTTGGATGGGTGGCAAGGCCTCGATCGGTGTTGGTAGCACCGGCCGGGGCCGCTCTCGTCCGGAGACGAGTGTCACGAGGTTACACCCAAATCGGACATCGTGATCTTGCTTTTCAGAACAATCTGCAACGCACGAAAGAGCCCCGCCCCGAACACAGTTCGGGGCGGGGCTCAGTGGATCGTCGGGTCGATCGGGGCAGCACCCGTCAGCAGCGCTGTTCGCACGGGTGTTCGATGTTTGGTAGGTTCTGCGTCAGCGCGTCTCGGAGGGAAGCCGGGGCGCGCGCTCTCGTTTCGGAGGAGGCGACCAGTGCGACACGAGCCGCTGTTCTTCGACGGCCGGGGTTGGATCGAGCAGTCCCCGGACGAGTGCCCGAACGGTCACAGTCTCGGCGGTGGCCGGGTCCTCGTCGGCAGTCACGTCTGCTCGTGCGAGATCCACCACCACCGCACCCACCGTTGCCGTGAGTGCGACGCAATCACCTACACGCCGCCGCTCGGCGCCGGATGCCAGGACAATGCCTTCGACGGGCGGGCCACGACCAGGGCTCACCCCGATCTATAGAACTTTATGGGCCCGTATGGGACCGGACGCTATACAGCGCAGCGGCGCATAATTGGTGTTATGTGCCGCTTCGGGGAGCGGTCACGCCACCCGCTCGGCGGTGATCCACGACCCAGCTTTGACGATGGTCGCTGTCGCATCGGACGTTCCCTGCGACCACTGCAACCCGAACCGGCCCGCTGTGGTCACCTTCAGTCGGCCCACGATCGGAATCATCGCCGGGATGCCCGCACCCCGAGCGCCTGCGATCTGCGTGTCCGCGAGAGTTCGTGCCAGCCAGTTCACCGCAGCGGTATCGGACGTGACGCCCGACGTGGGCGTGGTGCCGCCCCAGTTGAACGTCGCGCCCGCCGTACCCGCGAATCCGATCTTGATGTCACCCGTCTGCGAACCATCCACGATCAGACCCAGGCGCACATCGTAGGAGCCGGGATCGAGATAGGTGAACAGTTCATCGTCGTCCTGCTGGACAGTGGACGAAGTGACCGACTCGTCGACCGTCTTCTCTTCGGTGACGATGCCGCCACGGCGCACGGTGGGGAATCCGGCTGCCGTTCGGGGGTCGCGGTAGGTCGAGCCGCCGCGCACCGACTGACGGCCCAGGTCGACGTCTTGCAGTGTCGTCACGGACGCTGTCGCCGCAGGGAGCCGTAGGTCCACGTCGCCGTCGAACACGGCACCGTTGATCGCGGAGATGCGTCGGAACGTCGCGGCCACCGGGCCCGCCGAGCCCTGCATCCGCAGTGCCCGCTTCGCAGCCGTGGCCTGGTCGCGGTACACGCCGCCGTCGATGACGATGTCGCGGGTGTCGACGGTATCGGCCTGCGGCTCAAGACCGAGAATCAACGCGCCCGACGCCGATCCGCTGCCGACCGTGGAGTGCGGCGCGACGTTCCAGTCCTTGAATCGGGCATCGTATGCCCCGTGCCCGACACGCAGACCGCCGTCGAGGTACCGAACGTAGAAGTCCTCGGCCAGAATGTCGTTGGCCATGAAAAGGAACTGTGGACCCGAGAAGCACTTCGGGATATGAACGCGCCGCATCCGCAGGTGCGAGATCTCGATGAACTCCATGATCTTGTTCGTGCACGTGTCGAGAACCACGTCTTCGATGGTCCAGTTCTGGTGGAACTCCTTCTGGTTTGCCTCGGTGTTCCAGTACATGTTGTAGGACTTGTTCGCGCCGAGGGCGACACGAGTGTCCTCAATTCGCAGTCCGCCGCCGATATAGACGTTGTCGGAGTGCATCGGCGAGGCGTGGGTTTGACGGGCCATGACACCCCAGATCGAGCGCGCACCGCCGAGCGGGGAGTTTCCGTTGGCGTCCATACCCTGGTTGATGACCTGATGGTTGGCGCGGATGGTGCCGGGTCCGACGATGCGGACGTTGCTCGAACCGCCCGACGTGGTGCCGATCGCGAGGAACGTCATGCCGGTAGTGGACGAGACGGTTGCGGGGTCGAGGTACAGCAGCGCGCCGAGGCCGAAACGTAGTTCGATGTTCGACGGGGCCACCAAGCATTCGGTAGCGGTAGGCGACGGCCGGGTGCAGCGGTAGTCGCCACGTGGCAGGAACAGTGACATCGGGTCGCCGTTCGAGGCCAGGGAGACGCGATTCATCGCAGCTTGGATCGCGGCCCGGTCGTCGGCGGTTCCGTTGCCGACGATGTCGGTTTCGGTGGCGTCGAGACCACGGTTGCGGATGCGTCGGTCGAGCTTGATTCCCGCGTCGAATCCCCAGGCAGGTGCGTCGAGTACTCCCATGTCAGCTCACCGTCATCGCAGGTCGGGCCGTCACTGCGCCGGAAGCGTTCCGGGTAAGAGCGGGCTGGGTGTAAGTCTTGGTCACGGCGGGGTTTCCGCTCACGTGGGTGACGGTGTAGCTGTCGATCGCCCCGGGTGTCGTGGTCGATTCGGTACCGACGAACACTCCCGTCGCGCCGTCCGGCCAGACGACACCGAAGCCTGTTGCTGCACCGCTCGCGGATCGCGTGATGGCGCCGACGGCGATCTGATCGGGGTTCGCAGCGTACGAGGAAAGCGGTGCATAACGTGTGTCACCCACCGTTTGAACACGAGTGTCCACCGCAGCCCGCGTCGGGCCCGACGCCTCCACCAGAGGCGCCACCACAGAGTTCGACACCTGCCCGGCAGGTAGCTCCGTACGGCCGACCTCGAGCCACGCATCAGGGTCGTCGGCGGGACCGGCGTAGGAGACGAGCTCGAGCACACCCGAGGACTCCTCGGTCTCCACCGATGCGAGACCGAAGCCGCGTGGGCCACGAGTGATCTGCACCGCCGTCGACGACGGTGCCGTGTTCACCTCGTCGGCGAGATCGATGTCGCCGCCCGAGACGGCCCAGAAGAAGATCGGATTGATCGAGACCGGCTTGGTGCCGTACTTCGCGTCCTTGAACGTCGCCTGCCATTGCAGCGCCGACATGTTCGTGTTCGACGAATCCGGTGCCGGGACCGTGACGTAGTCCAGTGGCCCGTTGACGATGTCACCGAGCGCGGAGATCTCGCACTCGATCGACGTCAGCACCTTCAGTTTGGTGCGGCCGGCGTCGGTGTACTGCAACGGTGTGCCGCCCTTGACCATCGGCGTCAACACCAACGTCGCCGAGATCGCCTCTTCGTCCGGCGCCACATCGGAATCGTTCCCGTCCTTGACCAACGCGGTCACATTGACCCGCACCCTCGAATATCCCAGCGGCATGGCAGCGTTCCTCGCTTCTCTCGAAATGTGATGGTTCACAACAGGTGGTTCAGGCAGCAGTCAGGACGCGCAGGTCGTCTATCGGTGCACTGTTGGTGAGCGGTAGGCGGCGCAGTGCGACCGCGACACCGCGGTTGGTTTCCGGCGAGTACGCGTTCACTCCGGGTGACCACATGAGAATCGCCCCGTCCGACATGCGTTCGAGCCAGACGATGTCTCCGACGATGCAGAGCGCGAACTTCTGGCCGTTGGCGATGTTCGGGATCGGTTTGATGTCCTCGCTGAAATCGGTGTAGGTGGTCCCGTTCAGCGGTCCGCCGATGCACGTGAGGCGCATACGTGTGTCGTGGAAGACGACGCCGACGCCGAGCGTGCCCGCACTGTTGACTCGACCGAAGACTGTGGTTTCGGATGTGCCGTTCGGGCTTCCCGAGCCGCCGCCGAAGGTGAACTCGATCCGCATGTCGCCCTTGGAGAACGGGCCGCGCCACGCTCCACGACGGCCGTCCGTGGAGAATCCGCCCGGAATTGACATCGCGCCGGACACGATGCCGAACGCAGCACCGATCTGTGACCAGCCGTTGCCAACGACACTGCTGTTGTTGGTGCGGTTGAAGTCGTCGTAGAACTCTTCCACCCAAGTCTGCGCCCGCGGGTCCGGTTGGTCGTAGGTGCGGAAGTCGTCGATGTAGACCTCACCGGGGTGGTTGTTGCGGAAGTTCGCTGCCCGCTTTCCGTCACCGAGGAAGTAGTTCGCGTTTTCCAGGACGCGCAGCATCACGAGCTTCCCGTTCATGAGAACGCCGACGTACTTGTCCTGAAAGACGATGATCCGCCAGCGATTGTTTGCGGCATACTGCGACTGCGTGAGCGTAATACCGAAGATGAGCGCCGCCAGCCAGGTTCCTTTGCGGCGACAAATGATCCGCGCCGCATACTCGACGTCACGGTTGCCGTCTTCGTCCTCCGATGAGGTCGCGCGGTTCAGTCTGAAGTAGGTCTGGTACTCCGTCGATGACGCCGAACCCCCAGCCGTCCAATTTCGGTCAAGGAACACGTTGACCTGACCATCACTGTTCGGCTTCTCCACCCGCGCGAAGAACTCGACGGCCCAGTCCGGAGTCAGCGGTTGATGCTCGTATGCCACCCCGCCGTCCGGGTTAGGTTGGAACCACCCTGACGAGTCGTAGCCGAGCACTAGTCGATTCGACGTGAGAGACACGGTGCGTGGTTCGCCCCACGACGACCACGGAAACTGCAACGGTGACTCGTCCGGCCGGTTGAAGTTGTCGTACCACCCGGCGAACGCGCGTTTGGTCCGGCGTAGCAGGAACCCCATCAGAGCAGCGCTCCGATGATCGCGCACTGCAGGACCGACGAGTTGCCGCCGATCACGGTGACATTGCACGAGATTCGGTGCCCGTCGAGTACGGAGATGTCCGGGCTGTTGTCGATGAACTCGACAACACCAGCGGGGATCGTGGAGGTGTGGATCACCGTCGATACGCGTGTCGGTGATGTCGAGATGAGCTGCACCGTCATCGCCCCCGTGTTCGTGATCAGACCGTAGATGACACGCGAGATCTTCCGGGTGCGCCCGGCCGGGACGTCCATCACCACACCGAGCGCGAGCTCGTTCTTGCCGAGCACGACACCTGCAGACGCGACGATGAACTCGTCCTTCCACCGTGCGGCTGCCGCGTACGCCACATCCGCCGAGGTCTGCGCAGCGAGCGCGATGTCCTCGACACTGTTCGCTGTCTCCTGCGCGGCAGTGGCTTTCGCGTCGGCGTTCTCGGCGATACCGAGCACCGCGCCAGCAGCGGCCTCGGCATTGTTCGCCTGCTGCACTGCCTGCGCGATCGCCGACTGGTCGGCATTGCGGACCGCGAACGCCGCCAGCCCGGCCGACCACTGCGGTACGGCAAGGATCGCAGTCCAACACTGAACCGAGAATCCCGACGTCACGTGCGCCATATCGACCGGGAAGCTGGATGTGTCGGTGTGGTCGATGATCACGACGTCGTCGATGATCACCTGGTACCGCGTGCCGATCATTCGCAGCTTCGGCGTCGAGCTGTTCGAGTAGGCCTTCGGGTAGTCCGGTCCCCACTGTGTGCGGTTGACCGTGAGACCCGATCGAGTGAACCGACCGATGCGCGTCTTGTTGCCGAAGAAGTCAACGTAGACGCCCTCGGTCATGTCGGCGTTGCACCGACCGTAAATCGTGGTGCGCGGCTGATTCGGTGTGCCTCGCGGGTGGACGACGACACCGACCTCGTAGTTCGCCGACGTCGCCAGGAACGGGCAGCGGGCGTACCGAATACCGTCGTCGGGGAACGCCGACCGGGTCATCTGCGCAGCCTGATCGTGGATGCCGAGAGCTTCACCATCGCCGAACTGCACCCACGGCGGAACGACACCAGGCTCGGGCGAGCCGAGGACCGAGTCGTTGTCGCCGCGTTTGAAGTTGTCGTAGTACTCCGAGCCGACCGCGAGCTTGTTCTCGATCGCCGACACACGGGAGGCGAGCGAGGCGTCACGACCGAACAGCAAACCGACCCACGTGCCGAGATCGGAGTAATCCCCGTCCTCGATACCGGTGATCGCCTCGACGAGATCACCGACGATCGGCACACCGCCGACGAACTGCGACAGCCCTTCAAGCGAACCGCCGCCGAGGATGTCCAGAATCGACGCGGGCAGAGAGCTCTTGCCTGCGGTGCCCTCGAAGATCGCACCGAACACCAGATCGGCTGCCTCCTGCGTGGAGCGCAGATCACCACGGTTGCCGAACGCATCGAGCGATTCCTCGGAGGTGTAGAACGTGGGGAGCTTCTGCTCGTACCGATCCGCTGGGAAGTCCTCGAATCCCTGGTACCCGCCCGCTTTCCACGGATCGGTATCGAGCATCGACATCGCTACACCACTCTCGTCAGACGGGCTCTCAGTTGAGCGAGGTCAGGGCGGGCGCCCCAGCCGAGCGTGTTGCCGGCTTTCTTCACCGCGACGACGTACAGCACCACCGGGGTGTCGGCGGGGATGACGCCTTCGGTCGAGCCCGGCTGGATGGCGACATCGGAGTGCGCACGGAATGCGACCTCACGCCAGCCCTCACCGTCCTGGCCCTTGCCGTAGCCGAGGATCGCGCCGGACGTCGCGTTGTCCCTGCGGATCTCGATGTCGATCTGGTGTCCGGCCTTGGCGTTGACGTCGACACCACCGGAGAAGTCGAACCGGTACGGGTAGGACTTGCCGGGAATGTTCAGCGCGACGAGCTGCTGACGGGTGTCGGTCGATGCTTTCGTGAACGCGGGCGGGAAACCGGACGGCGGCACGACGTACTCCTCGATCGCAGTGGGCGGGGTGTACCAGTGGAGCTTGCCGTCCGACTCTTGATGCCGAAGCGCCTGACCTTCGGTCGGGGTACCGACGACGTCGACCGAGGTGTAGATCGGGCCGGACGGACCGACGTCGCCTGGCGGTCCCTCGGGTGGCTCGGGCAGATCGAGATGCAGCGCGTACGGTCCACCGGCCGGGCCGGTCACCTCCATCACCGCGTCACCGACGACGTCGCCGTCGTAGGTGACCGTCCCCGGCTGCACAGTCGGAGGCGGACCCACCGGGCCGATGTTGCCGTACGCATTGGCGTAGACGACGAACGTTGCACCGTCCCAGACGTATTGAGCGTTGGTGTTCGTGTTCCGGTAGGACCAGTTGAGGTTCGCCTGCGTCAGCGTCGTCGCCAACGTAGCAAGCTGCGCACTCGTCCGGTCACCCTTGTGAATGACACCGGGGATTCCGGGCGGACCCGGCTCGCCCTGATAGGCAGGCAGACCCAACTGCGCGCGCTGCGCCGATCCGTCCTGGCGACGGCGGACATGCAGATAGGTGTCCGTCATGGCGGGCATACCCGCCGCCTGGGGAATGCCGATGATTTCCAGGTCGACGTTCAGCGTCTCGATCGGGTCATTCGCCATCGCCGGACTCCTCACCACCAGGCCGCAACGCGGCGCGAACCTTCTGCTTGAGCGAGCGCCACGCCGCATCCCGAGTTTCCTCGAGCGCCACGATCCCGGTCTCGCGATGGACCAACCGGAACGCCTCCTCGGCGCCGATGGTGCGGACCTCGACCTCGCCGAAGTCCGGGGTGTTCTCGACGTCCTGACGCGAGACCCACTCCCCTTGGTCGAACACGATGTTCGCCTGCCAGTTCAGGATTGCCTGCGCCAGCAGGTTGGTGACACCGTTCTGCCCACCGGGCAGATTCGCGACCGTCGAGTTCGACAGCGGCGCCGCTTCGAGGAACTTGCCGAGGTCGATGACCGCGGGATCGGAACGGTTGTACCGGGGCTCGATGTTCGCGGTCATCGCTCGATCACATCCTCAGGAGCCGGACGAACCCGAGCCATCGCGGCGTCACGCTTCTCTCGTTCGCGTCGCTTCTCGGCGCGGGTCTCACGCTGTTCACGCAACAGCGATCTCATCATCCACAGGTAGGCGACGACGCCAGCCGGATAGATGAACGCGCGGAACGTGTCCCGGTTCCAGTAGTCCGACTGGTAGATGACGCTGAACGAGATCTGCGCCAGCACGAACGACATCACCAGCGATTTGACGAGGTAGACACGCCCGACCCGGTTGTGCCGCCAGCCATCGTAGGACCGAAACAGGTACAACAACGTGAAGCTGATCTGCACGACGGCCAGAACGAACAGCGACCAGTTGCCGAATTCACGCAACGTCATCTGCCACCCCACGCCTGTTGCAACATCTCGGTCCACCCATTGCGCCGCAACTCCTTCCACAGAACATCGGTCACTTCCACTGCCTCGGCGCGCTCATGCTCCGACTTGATTCGACGTTCCACTGAGTGCGCGTGAACCTCGGCCGCTTCTTTCGCCTGCGCCTGCGCGTCCTCCAGACGCGCTGTCCACGGCCACCTCATGACGACGGCCCCGCATTCCCGGTCGCTTCCCGGATCGCCTGGATGATGTGGGCCGACAATTCACCGGACACACGCTGCTCGGCAATAGTCGACGCCTGCGTCGAGATCGTCTTCTGATCCTCGAGCTCCCGGCCCTGCGAATGATCGGCCGCGTCGGACAGTGCCTTGACGATCGCTCGATGCGCCGGCCCCAGGACCAACCACTCACGGACCAGAGCGAGCCCGAGGAGCAGTGAGAACACGATCACCACACCAACGACGCCGACGCCTTCCCACGCCGATGGCGTGAGAATTCCCATCAGTCGGCCCGGTGTTCGCCGCGGTTGCCGAAGTATGTTCCGGCCTCGCGAGCGCGGTCGAGTACAACCTGGATCTCGGGCGGCAGCGACTTCAATGCCGCGTCTGCTCGGTCCGACAGCTCGCCGGTCACCGCTTCGATCGCGTCCTGGACTCCGTGCTCGTACCCAGTCTGTCCCCTGTCTGCCACCAGCGGTCCCACCTTCGACAGCGGCATCACCAGTTTTCGTGCCCACTCGACAGCCCCATAGCCGAGGACGAACAAGACGACACCAGTGACGATGTCGGCTACCTCTGCGGAGATGAAGCCCTTACTTACGAGGTAGGCCGCGATGAGTGCGATGATGGGCCGCAACCGGTTTCGCAAAGGCTCGTCGGTGCGGATCCGAAGAACGACAGCCAGGAAGAACGCCCACGCGCGGGCGGCGAAGGCCTTCACTTCGCACCCTTGAGGATCGCGAGGATCTCGTTGTTCTGCTGCATCACGCGAGCGATGCCGTCAACGAGAGTGCGGGCCTTGACGTCGCCGTCACCGAGCTGCTTCCAGCCCTCGAAGTTCGGCCCGCCCGCGAGCTGGGTGAGGATGACCGCGACGGCCTCGGTGAGGAAACGCTGACGCGTCGGGTCGGTCTCGACGGCGTTGCCGAGGATGCCGAATCCCTTGCCGTCCGGGCCGAAGAACTGCCCCGCGACTGCTGCTGCTTCGCCTGCCATGTCGAACTCCTTCTCGGGTGTGGCCGCACCGAACAGTGCGGCGAGTTGGGTGTCGTCGCCGCGGAATGCGTTGACGTCGATTCGTTGACCGGCCACGAGCGCCGACTCGGAGAACTGCAGGAAAGCCACGTCCTTGCCGCCGACCGGCGCCCATCCCGCGTGCTTGTCGCCGGGGTAGAGCTTCGACGCGTAGTCGACGCCGATGACGTAGTGGCTGTTCCAGATCGGCGCGGGCAGGTTGCTCAGATCGGGTGACCCCATTCGTCCCTGCCAGTACCAGCGTGGAATGTAGATCGGCAGCAGGACCGCGCCGCGCTCGAGGAATGCGTTGATCCGCGCCCACAGGTCACCGATCGACCCATTGCGGTCGAGATCCTCGTAGTCGATCTGCACCGTCTTGGTGCCACCGTGAGCGAAGTACGTGTCGGCCTCACGCTTCGGGTCGGTCGCGACCTTGCAGAACACGTACCCGGCGTTACGTCCGGGGAAGTGTTCGTCCATCTGTTCTTTCGCACGCGGCCAATACGGATCGCGGTACCCGGTGCCCTCGTTCACCTTGTGGGTGGCGAACGAGAAGCCTTCGCGTTTGGCTGCGGCGAAGTCGAAGTTCTTCTGGTGATTGCTGACGTCGATGCCGTAGAGCGTCATCGCCTGTCTCCGATCAGTTGGGTGAGCACTGCCGACCAGAGCGCATCGTCGGGGTCGACAGTCGGGACGGGGATCGGTGGTGGTGCGGGCTGTCCGGGCCACAGAGCGCCTGCAAGCCACGGCGTGGGGTCGAGTCGCCCGGGGCCAGGGTTAACCCACACGGAGCGATGCACCTCGAAGTGAAGGTGCGGTGCCACTCCCCCGTTGCTGCGTGAATCGGAATTGATATAGCCGATCGGCTGCCCGGCTTCGACTCGCTGGCCGAGACGCACGGACGGGATGATGTGCCCATAGACGGTGGTGCCGCTGCCGTCTGCGGTCGGATGGTCGAGGACGATCCACTGCCCGAACCCGGATGCCGGTCCGACCATGACGACGGTGCCGCCCTGCGCCGCGTAGATCGGCCGGCCACCCGACCCACCATCGCGGCCGTAATCGACTCCCCAGTGCGTGCCGCCACGCCACTGCTGATAGCCGAACGTGTCGGTCACGACGAACCCGTACTCGATGGGCATGAACCTCGGTGCCATTACTCGCGCTCCTGACGATGGTTGGTTATGCGCCGAGAGCGACGCGGGTGATCCAGCCGGTGATCTTGCGGATCTTGCCGAGCGCCAACTGGCCTGGCTCTCGCTCGGGATCGCCGTCGCCGATCTGCAGCGTGAACCGGCCTCGGACCGTCCGCGAGTACTCGTAGGCGATCTCGTTGAGTTTCTCGACGCGGATCTTCTTCGACGGTGTCTCGTAGCCGACCGGCTTTCCGACACGCAGGTCGCGGCCTACGAAATACGGTGCACCGTGCGAGACCTCGATCTTCTGGGAGACGAACCCGCGGTGGTCCCACAGTGTCGTCTTCATCGACGCCACCGCGTTCAGGGACAGACCGGTGACCGACGATTCGCCGAATGCTTCCCGGAATCGCCACGGCCCGGCCTCACGAGCAAGGCGTAGGTCCTCCTGGGAGTGGAACGCCATGACGACGTCCTTGACCTGATCTTCGAAGATGCCGAGCTGCAGCACCGGGAAGCCCGGGATGATCGACGACGCGGCCGAGGAGATCACGCCGAGGAGCAGGTTCGCTCCGGTGACGATGGCCTGGTTCAGCCAGTCGGGTGATTTGCCGCCCACGGTCGCTCGCGTGGCGAACGGAATGTGGGTGACCTCTTCGGCCTGGTCGATCGTCGAATGCTCACCGTCGCGGTAGACCGGGATGCCTTCGAGTTCCGGGTCAGGATCGGACGGGTCGAGGATCGGGTAGGTGATCCACTCGATGGCGTCCTGCGCCATCTCGATACCGGTGCGGATGAGTCCACCGATCGCGTTGCCTTCGAAGGCGAGCGGATCGCCCATCGGGACGAAGTCGACGACGAGCGTCGGCCGGGTCAGGGTGACGTACTCGGGGAACGGTTGTTCGTGTTCGCCCGGGTTGAACCACGTCATCGTGATCTCGAGGTTGTTGATCTTGCAGATGTCGACGGCGAAGTCGAGGAACTTGTCCATCCGCGCGACGCCGGCTTCCCACTTGGTGCCGTCGAAGATGCCCTTCTTTCGCGGGTTGACCATGAGCGGCCACATCGCGTTGCGGAAGATGTTGTAGGTCTGCGGATCGAGGAGATCCCCGGTGGGGATCGACCAGAGTGGCGCCTGCAGCCGAATCAGGTTCGGTGTTAACGCCGTCGTCAGTAGTGTCGCGGACGGTGCGAAACCGCTCCACTCCTTCGGCCACTGGAACTCCGGGGGAAACCAGGCGTTGGGGAAGATCCGTACCCAGTTCAGAAATTCCAGCGGTGAGACCGCGACGACCTGGATGTATTTCTTGCGAGTCCGGCGTTCCTTGATCCGCGCGAACGTCGTCGTGAACCAGATCGTCTGGTAGTCGGGCAGGTCGATGACGATCGGGCGGACGGCGTACTGCGACTGCCCGTAGAAGTACTCCTCCCACTGGTCGTTGTCAGGGACAGTGATCGACAACGATCCTGGGGTGAGCGACTTCTCGTTGAACTTCAGATCTCGGAAGTCCCCGCACCGGCCGTACTGCTCCATGTACTTCGACATGAACCGCACACCCGGCTTGGGGTTCCCGTATGTCTGGCGTTCCTCTTCGGCCTCGGCCGCGAACTGTGCGTACGACGCCCGGCTCATACGAGACCTTCGTGGCGTTGGGAGACCGTTGCCCACAACCGCGTCTGCGAGGACGCACCCGTGATTTTGAACTGCACGCGCGTGACCTCCTTCGGCGGAATGGGATTCGGGAAGTGCTGCGCCTTCATCAGGCCCCACAGCGTCCGGCCACGATCGGCAGAGTCAGCCGCCCGCTCACGCAGCGTCTGCTTGCGTTCGTCGGTGTCGATGAAGATCTCGCGGCCCGGGCCGATCGTCGCCGGGATCGTCACGTCCATGCCCGCGTACACCAGCCGCAGACGACCGGGACCGGTGAACACGAACTTCGGCCAGCCAGGCATCTCAGGTCCCGGATACAGGTACAGCACACCGGTTCCCGCGCCCGTGGTGTTGACCCACTCGTCCTCGTCGTCCTTGGTCCGCGCGTGCGGACGGTCGGCGATGAACATGGTGTCGTAGGTCGCGCCCTTGGCGATCGCAGGATCGGACCCGTATGCGGGTTTGAACGAGCCGCGGCGCACCGCGATCATGCGCCACCCCGTCGAGGTGGTGAACCCGCAGAGCCAGCCCTGACGGTCACGCGGAAACAGGGACTTGAACCACTCCTTGCGGCGCTGGAAGTCCGTGTTCGACGTGCCGAGAATGTGCAGCGGCAGATCGATCTCGGCGTGGTCGACGACGCCGCCGACGTAATCCTCGCCCTCGTCCATCGCCGCCGCGTCGAACAACGCGGATACGTCGATGTGACCGAGCCCGTCCGGACCGTTCCCGATCCAGATTCCCGGCTCGCCGATGACACCGTGCCCCGACAGTGGGATCACGATGCCCTCGGGCGAGACGTACTGGATGATCGTCCGGTCGAGACCGATCACGAACTCCACCCGCCGACAGACGCCGAGTCGGACCGCACGAGGTGGTTCGCTTCGGTACGGAGCATCTTGATGAACTCCTCGATGTCGAAGGTGGTGACGTCGCCGAACTGGATCAGCGGACCTGGCTGAGCAGGCGGCAGTGGTGCTTGCCCCTCCGGTCCCTGCGCATCGGTCATCGGGGCAGTCAGCTCCGGAGACGGTTGCGAGACAGGGATGATCGGAAGATCGGCGAGCTTGCCGAGCCCGAAGAAATCGAGCGTGTCCTTCACCGTCCCGGACGCGAAGTCCGACGCGGTCTGCCCGGCGTACTCCGACAGCGACATCGACGACGCCCCACTGGACGTGGACGACGCCGATGCAGACGACGCCGTCGCTGCGGACGTCGAGGGCGGTGTCGCCGCCGACAACGAATCCGACGCCGACGCACCAGAAGATGCCGACGCGAGATCGGCCGGCATCGGCTCCGACGTTCCCGTCGCCTCGTCGAGAGCGGCTCCGGGCAACGCGTCCCCGCCGAGGAAGAACTCGGGCGGTAGATGCGCGTGGTCGGTGAACTCGGACCAGTCGGCACCGACAGCGCCGCCACCGACCTGACCGTTCCCGCGACCGCCGCCCATCTCGACGTTGGTGCCGTCCGGCAGCGTGCCCGCGGTATGGCCTCCGTACGGGCCACCGTTGTACCAACCGAGGTTGAACGACCCGGCAGGGCCGAGACCCGGCTGGAAGCCGCGAGCGGCCAACTCCTCGGCCATGTTCCCGGTAGCGAACCGAGACCCGAACGGATCACGGCCAGTGGCGAAGTTCGCCAGCGCGGACATCGCACCCGAGCAATCGCCCCAGTTGACGCCGCCCCAGTCGTAGTCCGCGCCTTCGAGGCCGTTCTCGCGAGGGAACCGGTTCAGGTCGTCGGCAGTGATCAGACCGCCACCCGAGAGCCCGAGCAACTTGCGGCCATCGAGCACCGCAGCGACGAGAGGGTTGTCCTCCTCGATGCCGAACGCCGAGAGGTTGCCGTTGAAGTCGCCCTTGTTCGCCAGATCCGACGCACCGGCCGCGAACCGCTGAGCGTCGAGGACAGCGCCGATGAGCGGGTTGTCCTCCTCCAGCCCGAGCGCGGACAGGCTGCCGGTGTAGTTCCCTCGCGCCAGTTCGGTGCCGCCGTACATTGCGCGCAGCAGATCCGCTGGCGGCACCCATCCGGCGTTGAGCATCTTCACCAGCTCGGCGCCGCCGTTCGCCATCGCCGAGGTCTTCACGACGCCCTCGCCATCGGCGACTCGGACCAGCGGGATACCGCGAGCGTCGACACCGAGAATGGAGTCCGACGTCGCTGTGCCCGGTCCGGACAACACACCGTCGCGATCGCGGCTGGCGATCGTGCCACCACCTGCGAGCAGCGGAAGGTTCGGTGTATCGATCTTGAAGGTGACCTGCTTGTTGATCACCGGGATCTTGAAGTCGAAGCCGAGCGAGAAGTTGTTCCACGCCGAGATCAGCCAGTTGATGGCCGACCTGAACGAATTCTTGATCCCGTCCCACAGCCCGGAGGCAGCGGAGGAGATCCGGCCGGGCAGGGCGGTGACGAAGCCGACGAGTTCCTCGAACTTGCCGACGACCCAGTCCTTGGCTTCGCCTGCCTTCTCACCGATCCAACCGATCGCATTGCCGAAGGCCGTGATCCCGGCCGAGACCAGATTCCACATGTAGTCCCAGCCCGCGCGGATCGCGTCCCACGCTGCGGTCACGATCTTCTGTCCGAGCTCGGTCTGGGTGAAGAACCACACCAGACCCGCCACGAGCGCCGCGACTGCAGCGATGATCAGCCCGATCGGGTTGGCGGACATGGCCACATTGAGAAGCCACTGCCCCGCTGTCGCCGCCGCGGTAGCCACCGTCGACGCGACCAGCGCTACCTTCTGCGCCAGGTACGACGCGGCTGCCCTACCGGCCGCGAGACCGTTCGCCGCCCACGCCGCCGTGTTCGACGCGATCGCCGCAGTCGTGCTCGCCACCGCTGTCGCAGCCGCACGGGCCTGCGTTGCCGCACCGGACACCGCTGTCTTCGCCGCCGAGAACCCGTCCTTGACGGCCGTCGCTCCGCTCTTCACGGATTCGACTGCGGTGCTGTAGGTTTCCTTCACCGATGCGATGCCGTCCTTGACGGAACCGATCCCCTCGCCGACAGAATCGAACACGCCCTTGGCGGTCTCGAATCCGGCGACAGCGCCGCCGAGCCCGGTCATACCAGCAACGGCCCCGAGCAGCGAACCCTCGTTCTCGTCGAGCGCCGTGGTGAAATCACCGATCATCGGCAACGCTTCCTCACCGAGGAGATTGACGAAGTTCTGTTCGATTCCGCGTTTGAAGGTGTCGATCTTCGACAGGACGTTGTCGTTCAGGGTGGTGCCCATCGCGTCCGTCGAGCCTTCGAACCCGGCCATCGCGTTCTCGGCTCCGGTCAGACCGGACAGGAACGACGGGATCTGGTCGACGGACAGATCCTCGAGCGGGGCACCGAACAGTGCGATGGCAGCGTTCGCCCGGGCCGAAGGGTCCTCGATCGCGAGGAGGCCCTGCGCGGTCTGCTGCAACGCGGCCTGCGCGCCGGCGCCGCCCGTGGCGACGGCGTTGGACATCTCGGTCGCGTTCAGGCCGATCAGCTCGTAGGCCTCGACCGACGACTTCGACATGTCGGACCCCAGAATGGTGAATTCCTTCAGGGCGTCACCGGTCTTGTCGAGAGCGAACTTGCCGTTCTGCGCCGCCGAGACCAGCACGTTGAATGCGGCAGGTCCCTCGAAACCGAGGGCACGGAAGTTGGTGCCGTATTCCTGCAGGATCTCGGGCAGCTCTTCACGCATCGCCTTCGGCACACGCTGGAAGCTGGTCGTCATCAGATCGAAGGCCTGCGTCGAATCGACCGCGAGACCGTTCTGCACGAGCTGCGCCGCGGTCTGAATGGCGCCGTCGACGTCGGTGCCGAACGTCTTACCGAAGTTCACGGCGCGGGTGGTGACCTGCTCCAGCGAGGCCTCGCCCTCGTAGCCGAGAGTGGCGAACGAGGACTGCGCGGCATCGATAGCGGAAGTGACGTCGGCCATCGACTCGCCGACACCGGACGCGTACAGCTTGCCCGCGGTTGCGCCGTACTCTTTCGCCAGCTCACTCGATGCGCCCTGCGCGGCAGCGAGCTGAGAGAAGTCCGCCTGATTCGACATGGCTTTGTTGACCCCGGCCATGACGCCGCCGAATCCGGCAGCACCCGCCGACAGTGCGGCGAGCTGCTTGATCCCGCCGCCCATTCCGGAGAACATGCCCTTGAGCCCGCCACCGGTCCGCTCAGCGGAATCGTTCAGATCGTCGGTCGCGTTCGCGGCCCGAGACTCGGCGGCAGCGAGTTGATCGGTCGCAGTCCGTGCGGCGCGGTTCGCCGCCTCGACGCCGCGGTTCGCGCGCGCCACATTCTCCAAGGCGGCTGCGTACCGTCCGCCGCGAGTGATGCCGTTCTGCTGCATCTCCTGCAGCTTCGCCTGCGCCACAGTCTGTTTGCCGGTGGCATCAGCAACCCGATCCGTGGCCTTCGCCACCAGAGCAGATGCCTTCTCCACAGCGGCACGCGAGGACGCGACACCATCAGCGATGCCCTCGCCGACAGCACGGCCGGCGCGTTCCCCCGCGCCGGCCGTGCCCCGAGACAATGCACCCGCGAAATCACGGAAGGACGGGAGAATCGGCAGCCACACGACGTCGCCATCATCAGCCATGTCGAACCCCCTTTTTACTTATCGCTCCGCTAAGCCGCGTTCTTTTTACGGAGGCGCCAAGCACGCTTGTAGATGCGACGACACTCGATGCACGCCCGGCTTCCGGATGGGTGCATGTAGGTGTTCTCGGCGGTGAACTGGTGCCCCCGGAAGCAGTGGGTCTTGCGTGCCATGTTGTGCACTCCGTGTCGAACCTGGTCAGCGGCGTTCTCTGATCGAGTCCCGTAACGCAGGTTCGGCAGGCGGTTATCCGTACCAATCCCGTTGCTGTGCAGAACCTCTTGCCCTTTCGGACACGGCCCGACGAAGGCTTCCATCATCAGCGTGTGAATCGATCGCAGTGACGGCGTATTCGCCTTTGACAGCCTGACGTAGATGTGACCATCCGGATGCGGGGACGGTCTCTTGACCGCCCCCTTCCGGTGGATGGTGACGCCCGCCTTGGTGACAATGGCACGGTCGAGCGACCGCACATTCCCAAAGTCACTGACCTCGTAGGCTCCCTCGAAACCCACAACTGACCGCCATCGTTCCTCGATCACCGCGACTCCTTCTTCGGTGGCGCGATTGATTCGAGATAGTCGACGACCTGCTGAGAGGTCGCCTCACCGCGATCACCGACAGTCACACCGGACTTCGCCCACGGGAATGCCTTGAACTTCGGCCACTTCGGCTTCTTGCGTTTCATCCAGACGAGCCGGGCATCGATGTGATCGAGCTTGTGCCACAAGCCCCACACCAACGCTTCGAGGTTCGTCCACTGCTGACCGTCCATACCGGCCCGGTGCAACGCACTCGTCGGCGGCAACTGCTCCTTGAGCACCCGCACCTGACGGAGCGAGATCTCGCCCTGCCAGAACGCGCCGACGACGTCGAAGTGGTACTCGGCCATCAGGGCTGCTTCGAGCGCCTCTGCTTCCGGTTGGAGAACGTCGAGGGTCGTGTAGGGCCCGACCTATCGGTGTTGTGCTCGATCCAGATGTTGAGAGCCTGCGTCAGGACGGACGAGCCGCCGCCGACCTCCCAGAACTGCACTGCCTGTTCCTCACCGAGGTAGAAGATGATCGTGCCCTCGAGGTCCTTCGGATCGAGCTGCTGCAGCTCGGTCTTCTGGTCGTCGTCGAGGAGCATCGGATCGAGGCACTGCCAGGTCTGTCCCTTGAAGACGAACGGGAACTTGTCCGCCGATCCGATTTCTTCCTGCCGCTTCTCGGCGATGGCGTCGAGGTCGATGTTGAGAGCCATGATGGTGGGCCTTCCTTTGTCGAGGTTGAGTGAGAGGAGATGTGGTGGGTCATCGGGTGAAGCTGGGAGACAGCGGCGCGGGTGAAGACCCACCACGGACAACCCGCGCCGCCGTCGTCAATTACGCAGGCAGCGCCCAGTTCTCCTTGAACAGTCGCTTGACCGACCAGCCCTCTGCGCCGGGGTAGGCCGTGATCGTCACCGGGTAGCCGATGAGCTCGCCCTTGCTGTAGGTCTGCGAGCCACGCTCGGTGACCTCGCCGAGCGGCACCAGGAAGCGTCGGGCGTAGACACCGTCGATGATGTCGATGCCGAATGCGCGCAGGTCCTGATCCTTGATGTCACCGTCGACGAAGGAGATGACACCATCGGTCTCTTCCATGTCGTCGGCTTTGACCTTGTAGAACAGGCTGATCGTGTCGAAGCTCGTGGTCCAGATGACGGTCTCCCACGAGATCGTCTCGGAGGTCGTTGCCACACGGATCGGTGAGTTCGACTGCCACGGCACGAACGGGGAGGTGTCCGAGTCGCGGTTCTCGGTGATGCCCTCGTCGGAGATCCATCCGGCGTCGGCGAACTGCGAGGTCCACGCCGCCATCAGCGTCGGGAACGTTGCGCCCTTCGCGCCGAAACGGAGTGCACCGGTAACGCCGATACGGGCAACGTCGCTGCCGTACGGAGAGGGAGATGTCATTACAAGCCCCTTTCATGGGCATGACGAAGTTGCCCTGAACCGGTTGGCGCAGAGCAGATTTACTTCTCGTGGTGGGAGTTCAGAGTCGAGTGCAGACGAAGTCGGCGACAGCGCCGAATCGGAGCACGTTCGGGTTGAAGTCCGGCCGGCGCACAGGCCGCGAGCGGACATCGACGACGACGTGCGGAGTGACCCACGCTTCGAGCCAGTCCGTCGCTGTGGCCGCGCGATCGCGCAGTGATCCGATCGGGTTCGATACCGTCGCCGACCCGAAGAAGAACAGGTCGACCGACACCGTCGTGGTCAGCGCGGGGCCGTTCCAGGGTTTGTGTCGCGGCTGATCGGTGATCACGGCGATCTGGTTGATCGGCGGGGTGAAGTTCGCCGGTAGATCGGTGACCGTGCGCACCCCGAGATCGGCAGTCATGCTCGTGCACAACAATGCCAGCACGTCGGGGAACGCCATCTACTTGGCGCTTCCCGGCTTCGCTGGCGCAGCGGGCGCACCGGCCTTGCCGTCCGCAGGCTTCGACAGTGCATTCGGTCCAGCGGAGGCTGCGGTGTCGGCCTTGCCTGCATCGGTGGATGCGGGATCGATGACCGGCTCACCGGCCTCGGGGCTCGCGTCGGCGGTGTCGGCGACCTTCGTTTCCGGCTCGTCGACGAACGTCGCCATACCGGTGTCGACGTATCGCTGTGCGAGCTGGTCGTCGACCTCCTCGGTCTTGCCGATCTTGCTGTCCTTGCGGTGAATCGACCATTTGATCTTTGCCATGAACTGACCTCTTCCTACTTCGTCGCCCGCATTGCGCGGCCGAGTGCCCGGATTCTCGGGGTGGTTTCGTTTCCGTACTCTTCGGCGGCGCTGGACGAGACGACGTTCGTGTACGAACGGCCACCCGGACGGATACCGGATTCGATGCGGAACCTCGCCTGTCCGCCCTCGGAGGAGGTGATCGACTGCGCGGTCGCCGCGATGAGCCGGGCGCGTGCTTCCTGCCGGGCCCGGACGGCGGGCGCGTTGTTGATCTTCTTGAAGATCTTCGGAGTCATGCGTGCCATCAGCCTTTGACCTCCTGCAATTGCACCTCGACGTGGTGGACGCCGTTCAAGATCATCGGGTGAGGCCACCGCGAAATCTCGATGACCTCGAACACCCGGCCCGCCCAACGGACTCGGTCGGTCTCGACGAGATCGAGATCGATTCCGGGGAGGGTGAACAGGCGGTATTGCGTCGTCACGGTGGACCGGTATTCGGTCGATCCCGTCTCGGACTGCGAACCGGTCTGCATGGACACCGGATCGGGAACGGCGACGATCGTGGCCGACTCCCAATCGGCGACGTCGTTCTGATACTGATCGCGGGTGACGACGTCCGGCCGCATGATCTCGACGGTCGAGGTGAATCCGGCGCGCATCAGCAGTCACCGAAATGGAACTGCGGTACCGTCGCCGGACCGATGCCGAACAGCGCCTTGTACGCCTCGGTGAAATACAGGGTCCCGGACGGGTTCAGGAGAGTCGCGGAGTCCGCGATGCCCCCGACCGTGGTCGAGTACTGCGTCTTTCCGTAGTTCTCGTCCGCCAGCGAGATCAACGGCCGAACCATGTCGACTGCAACGTGTCTCGCGATGATCAGCTTCTCGTCGTCGATGTCGAGATTCGTCATGTCGACGTTGCGGCGAATCAGGATCGCGGCCAACTCCAAAGCGTTGACCGCGTCCTGAACCTTCCCTGCCGTGCGGGGACGCCAGCTTTCCGGTATGTCATCGATCGTTGCGTACACATCGGCCATGCTGGTGTCCCCTACTCGGATCAGGACAGGAGGTTGATCAGCTCCTGCACGGTGTACTTCTCCGCAGCATCGGCATCGATGCCACGTTCGATCGCTGCAGCCACCCACGCTTCGTGCGGTGCGGTGTTCAGCGGCAGCGGTTTCGGCGCGTCCGCGTCGGCATCGGCATCGGCTTCCGATTCGGAATCGCCGTCGCCTGTCACGGAATCACCCTCGCCCGAGACGGACTCCGGGGTCTCCGGTTCGGTGGCCGAGGCTGCGTCGTCTGCAGCCTTGGCATCCCAGATCGCCTTCTGCAGGTCCGGCTTGCGAAGTGCCTCCGCTGCATCGCGATCCCAGCCGAGCGCGACGGCGTAGTCCACCCATGCGGGCTTGAGCGCACCCTTCGGCGGTTCCTCCGGAGCGCCGCTCTGCGACTCACCGGCACCGTCGACGAACACACCTGCCTGGTCTGCGAGGACCTGCTCGCGGATCTCATCGGGCAGTGCGGCGAGAGCGGCCTCGTACTGCTGGCGAGCAGCCTCGGCTGCGGCACGCTGGCGTGCACCGGGCTCGACGATCGCTCCCGCGAGCCACAGCCGTTTCGCCTCCTCGACGTCGAGCGTGACCCGGTCGCCCTGCCGGTACCGCTTGAAGTCGAACGGCTCACCCGGCTTGGAGAGGATCTTGTCGAACTGTGCGGCGACGAGCTCGTACTCGCCGCCCTTCACGTCGTTGACGTCTGCGATGCTCATGCGGACTGCACCCCGGTGATCCACACAGCGGCCTTCGGCTGATCGATGCCGATGACTCGCTTGTAGGTCGTGTCCGAGCGCCACGACTCGGTCGGTCCGCCGTTGGGTCCGTTGCCCTCCGCGTACAGGCCTGTGGACTGCAGCGCGCGGGTGTCGGAGTAGAACCCGAGAGTGCCACGCTCGGTGACGAGCACGCGGTCGTTCGGCCACGTGCGGGTCGAGAGCGCCTGCATGTCGAGCACGTCCTTGGGCATCTTGCCCGTGTACCGCAGATCCTCGGTGGACAGAGCATCCTTGTACACCTTGAGGAACTCCTCGTTGTCGAGGAGCAGCGGACGAATCGAGCCCGGGAAGACGACCGTGTCCGGGTTGAAGCCGAAGAGGTCCTCGCCCTGCGACACAGTCGGCTTCGCCGACATGATCAGCTCCTGCGCGTTCGCGAGATCTCGACGGATCTTCGCGGTCGGTCCGGTCCACGCCGCCGACGCGGCGATCGTCGGGATCGCCGGATTCGACAGGGCCGCGCGCAGAGCGCGTTCCTGTGCACGGATCGCGGAGTTCGCCGCCTGGATCGTCTGAGTGTTGACCTGATCGATGGCGTTCTCGTCGATCATTTCCTTCGAGACCCGGACACCGAAGCCCTTCTTGTTCGCCACGGCGATACGGGCGAGACCACGCTGGCCGGCGAGGACCGGAATCTCGCCGAACTCGGCGACGTCGGAGACGTCACCGTCGAGGTAGAGCGGTGTCTCCTCGTCGTACGCGACGAGACCGTTCTTGTTCGGGCCCGCGTTACGCAGCAGCGTCTCGGAGATGAACGCGTTGTCGAGCAGTTTGAGAATCCTTGCGGGGATTGTCATCGGCGCTCCGACGAGCTGCGAGACCGTAGTCGCGCCGCCATCGGTCACGCTCAGAACACCTACTGCCATGAGAAGTGTTTCCTTTCGAGAGTGTGTGGGTGTGAGCGCCGGATCAGGCGGTCAGCATCAGCCCAACGGGATTGGTTGCGAACACGACGCCTGCAGGCTCGGTGCACGTTCCGACGATTTGACGGGCGTCGGGTGTCGCGCCTGCCGGTGCGACGGTGCCGGCTGCTGTCGCGACGAGCTTGTCGCCGAGCGAGGCGTTCGCGGAGTACCGCACCGGGACTTCGATGCCGCGACCGACGACGGTGACGATGGTCGGCAACGGGGCGGCATTGAGTACCGGGCGTCCGTTGACGGTGACCGGAGTCGTCACCAGGTTGGCCGGGGGCTGCGCATCGTTCAGCGCGACACCGAGCACCTTGTTCGATCCGGCAGCGGCGACGCCGATGACGCTTCCTGCGCGGCCCTCGACCAACTGCCCGCCGACGATGTTCTCGGCGGGGGTGTAGGTCTTCGATGCCTGCTTGGTGACCTGAGGGATTCCACTCATCGGTCATTACCTCCAGTTCTTGTAGACGTCGGAGTTGGTGATGTCGTCGAGCTGCGACAGCGCCGACGCGTGCTCCGCGCCACCGTTCCCGTCGAGACCGTGACCGACCTCGCCGACCGGCACAGCCGACCCCGCGGCCATCGCGTCGAGGGTGTCCTTGATGCCGGGGTCTTTCTCCAGCAACGAGTTCCAGTGCGCAGCGCGAGTGGCCGGGATCTTGCCCGCCTTCACTGCGTTCTGGATGACAGCGTTTCGGTCCTCGGCGTTCTGCCGGTTCCGCGCCTCCACACCGAGAGCAGCGTTCGCTTCGAGTGCGGCCAGACGCTCGGAGTCCACGAGGACAGCGCCCTCGGGAATGACCGCCGCATTCGATGCCGTACCCGGTGTCGGGTCTTCGTCGGCCGGTGTTGCGATGCGCTCGTCGAGTGCGGCGAGCAGATCTTCCTCCGTCGCCTCGGGATCGGTCACGCCGAGCCGCTCGCGGAGTTCTTCGTCCAAGGTAGCCACCTTGTTCTCCTTATTTTTTCGGGTTTCCTCCACCGGCTCGGCAGAGGGAGATTGGGGATTCGGGGCCTGCGCGCGGCCCGCGTAGTTGAAGAACGAGAGATCGAACTTGTTCTTCTTCTTCGATGCCTGGTCACTGTCGCCGGACTCGATACGATCGGCGAGACCGGCGTCGACGGCTTCCTGATCCGAGTACCAGGTTTCGGCGAGCATCGCGCTCCGCCAGTCCTCGGCCTTGCCGCCCGCGCGGTCGGCGTAGATCTCGGCGATGTTCGCGCCGATCTTGTCCAGTCGGTCCGCGAGACCGCGCATGTCCTCGGCGTTGCCGATGCAGATACCCGACGCTTCGTGGATCATCATCTCCGCGTTGCGGGACATCACGATCTCGTTGCCTGCCATCGCGATGAAACTGGCGGCACTGGCGGCGATTCCATCGACCACCGTGGTGACCTTCGCCTTGTGTCCGCGCAACGCGTTGAGGATCGCGATGCCGTCGTACACGTCGCCGCCCGGGGAGTTGATCCGGACGACGATCTCCTGATCCGCATCGACCGTGGCGAGATCACGTACGAAGTCCGCTGCGGTCACACCGCCCCACCAGCTTTCGCCGATCTCGTCGTAGATCATGATCTCGACGGGACCGTCGTCGGCCGCGACGTTCGAGAATTGATACCAGTCGCGCCGACTGCCGCCGTTGTGCGCGGCACGGAAACGTGACAGGTCGATTCCCGGACGGCTGGGAAGATCGTTGAGATCAGACATCGAACAGTGCTCCCTGCTGTTTCGGCTCTGCAGCTTTCGCTTTCGCGCGTGCTCGCCTCGCTGAGTTCTGGGTCGGGGAAGGTGCCGGTGACTCCTTCGCGGGCAGTCCGTACTTCTCGCGGACCGCTTCCTCGAGCCTGCGGTCCGGGAAGAGGATTCCGGCGTCGACGAGAACCTTCAGCGCTTCGGCCACCGCGGCGTGCTGACTGCCGATCTCCTCGAACACCAGTAGTGGGGCCTGCTCGTTCTCGCCCCAGTTCCAATCCACGAGGTCTTCGACGACGTGCTGGTTGGCGATCGCCGCCATGTCCTCGGCGACGGTCTGCAGCGTCATGATGAAGAAGTTCGCGAACTCACTTCCCAGCGCCCACGACCCGGTCTGCTGACCGAGGTTCAGGAAGTGGGTCAGCGCCGCGCGCCCGATCTGCTCGTCGTGGTACTTCACGCCGGGCAGCGCGTCGGGGAGATTCCCCTCGGGCGCCTTGAGCGCGAGCTCGGCGCCGAACGGGATCGCCGCACCGGAGTAGCGGCCCGATCGGTAATCGGTCGCCATCTTGCGGCCTACCGCGAGATCTTCCTTCGACGCGCCATCGGCGCCCGTGAACACCGGGACGCCGAGACCGTTGCGATCGATCATCGTCGAGTGCACCCGCAGCAGATGGTCCTTCATCTTCCAATGCTTGTGCGCGGGCCGGAGAAGCGAGTTGCCCGTCCAGATCCCGGGCTCCTGATCGAAGACGTACGCGACGAGCCGGTTGACCGGTATCGGCTCGGACTTGAAGATCGCCATCGATGCGGGTGGTCTCTGCTCGATCGATTCGAGACCGCCGTCGAGCGCGACGTTGATCTTGCTGATCGTGTTCTGCTTGCGCGGCGCGAGCTTGCGGAGATGGAACAGCCCGGCCTCTTCGTCGTATTCGGCGACCTGCTCGAAGAACGCGTGCCCGTACTTGAACATCTGCATCGCGTCACGCAGGTGCGCGTTCCACGAGAACCGGCCACGGGAGCGCCCGATGCTCGTGTTCGGATCGTCGGCAGGCTCACCCTCGATCGGCAGATTCAGATCACGCGCCACCCACTGCACCACCTCGGGGCGGGCGCCGTTGCGGCGAATCTTCCACGGCGTCCGCCTGATCGGCAGGAGCACCGCGCGCAGCACCGACGTGACCTGAGCGTCCTCGCGTTCCATCCGCGCGAACGTGTCGATCGACTGCGGCCACTGCAGCTCGGGGTTGTCCTCGGCGCCGAACTGCATGAACTGCGTGTTCTCGCCGTCGCCGTTGACGTACCCGCCCTCGTACACCGGGGCCACGGGCTTGGGCTTCTCGACAGAGGTCACATCGCACCACCTCTCAGAATCGTGCGGACATCATGTCCTCGTACGGCGCACCATCGGACTCAGGTTCCGAGTCGTAGTCAGGTGCAGCAGGTGGCGGCTTGTAGTCCAAGCCGTAGGTATCGAGTGCGTGCCGGGCATAGGTAGAAGCAACGAGGGGGGAGATGGTCGAATCGCCTTTTCGGTCGAATCCCCAGCCATCGCCGATCTTCCGTTTCTTCGCGCCTTTCACCGCGTCGAGCAGGAGAGGATCGCCCGTCGTCGTCACTTCGCCGTCGTCGACTGCACGCTGCATCCCGACGCACGCCTGCGCGACCGAAGATGCCGTCATGTCAGCGGCCTCGATCCCCTTCGCCTTCAACAGCGGGCGGAGATACGCGGCCGATCCCTTGTTGTCGATGACGATCGCGACGGGATTCCATCGCGAGACCAGAGCAACGAGGTACGGCACCAGAGCCGGTGATGGCTTCTCGTGGTAGCCGACCTCGACGTGCACTGTCCCATCGGCTTTCACGCGGGCGACCGCGATCGAGCACCACCGAAGTTCGGGGTCCATGTCGACGGCGAGCGCGCCCGGCGTGTCGACGAGCTCCGGATTCTTGTCGACGAGCTTCGCCCACTTCGCGGGATCGATCGGCGGCTTGGTCTCGACGTCCTCGGTCTCGGGCCAGTACCCGATGCCGAGGCGCTCGACCTCGTACTGACGCATCGTCATCGCTCGTCGCTCGTTCGCGACGTGCATCAGCGAGATGCGGAACCCGACAGCCGGGTTCGCCTGCGCGACGACGCGCGGGTCGGCCGGGTCGATCAGCAATTGACCGTGCTGGCCGCGGGCATCGTTGGCACTGTGCTCGATCCAGCAGAGAGAGGGATCGCTACCGGTGAGTGCGCGATTGCGGACGCGAGTGAATGCGCGGCCGTGTTCGTGGATCTCCTCGTCGACGGCCGACCCGAGATACCAGAGCTGCGAGTTCGGCCGCGCCGACATCGTCGGGAGCAGCGCGCCGACCGACTCCTCGGGGAGAATCATCGCCTCGTCGAGAATGACGACGTCCCCGGAGAATCCACGACCGCCGCCGCGTGTGCGCGCACGGAACCGAATGCGGTTTCCGTTGAGAAGCTCGATGCCTTCTTTACCGTGCGCCTCATTGATGCGCTTGACCTTGCGGTCGAGATCCGGCGTTTCCTCGATCAACTGGCGAAGACGACGGAACGCTTCGAGCGAGGTGTCGAACAGGTGAGCCGAGTGGATGATCAGCTTCTCGTGGAACAGGAACAGGCCCGCGAGTTCGCGGGCTTCGATGATCCCGCCCTTGCCGTTCTGGCGCGAGACCAGAATGCCGACCTCGAACGCTGACCACTTGCCGTCCGGCTTCTCGCGCAGCGCGTATTCCAACGCGAGCTGCTGCCACGGATCGAGAGTCAGCCCGGCCTGCTCCGCAAGCTCGACAGCTTCCTGACCCGACGACGTCAGTGCAGGCGGAACGCTAAGTACCCGCGGCTCCTGCACGCCGCGCATCGCGCTTGGCGGCGAGATCGTCAACGGTCCGCGCCTCCTTCGTTCCACCGTCCGAAGACGACGAGCCCGCAGCCCCTACGTTCGTCAACTGCGCGATGGTCAGACGGAGAACCGTGACGGTCTGCCGACGCTCGGCGACAACGGAATTGATCTGTAGTTGAATGTCACCTTCGCGCTCCGGGACCTTGATCGACGCCCACATCTCGACGTCGCCGCTGAGCAACTTGTCGAACTGCTCGAGCGTGTCCGCGAGACGGCACGCCTCTGCGAGGACAACCGCGCGTGCGCCGTCCGTCGTCGAGTCACCGCCCATCGCGACCCACAACGCTTCGCCGCGCTCGCCGAGATCGGCCGGCTTGAGCGCAGCCGCTAGTGCGGTCTGCTCGGACATCAGAACCAACCGAGCCGGTGGGCGCACCAGCGGATCACATCGGCAACGCAGTCCTCGATCCAGTTCCGCATCGCGAGTCCTCCTGTGCGCCCGTTGCGTTGGCTCCTGGGGAGAGAAAGACTGACCGGAGGTGGGAGAGTCAGGGTGGGGGGCCCTCCACTTTTATGACGCAAGCCTCTGACCAGCGGAAACACAGCCAGTAGGCGGGTGCAAGCCTCTGACCAGGCGTTAGGCACGCTCGCCAGTGGCGACCACTAGGCGCTCAGACCCACTGCAGCACAGTCCATTTGGCTCGCTCAGCCCGCGACGTCACCAAGGCAGGTGCCGGGCTCGTACCGTCCTTGCGCGACCGGTTACAGCTCGCGTGGAGCAGCCTGTTGGCCTTCGTGCCACCCTGACTGCGAGCCAGCTCGTGGTCGGCGTCGAGCGCCTGCCACTTGAACATCGGCTTCTTGCAGTGAGCACACGGTGTGCCGTCGACATGGACAGCGAGCAGGTGCTTGCGGGTCTGCTGGTGATCCCAACCCAGACCCTTCTGTGATGTGGTCTTGCCCCGACGCTTCGCCGTCACACCGCACTCACCACCTCGGTAGAACGCAAAAGACCCGCACCCTGGTTTGGGTACGGGTCATCGCTTGAGGACATCATGCCTGTGGATAACTCAGATAGCAAGTGGTCACAGACTCGGCGTGTCTCGCCCGGGCTCCATCCCCATCAGACTGCCTCCTTGAACTCGGTGCACTCGCACCACCAACCATCGATATTGTCCCGAGACCAGCAATAGATGCCACCCTCAGCGTGCTGCACATGATCACCACGAAAGTGCCTGCACCGGTCGCACACCTGGCGCCACTCCTCGGGCCAGCCCGCGATGCCCCGACTGCTCACGTGCGACGGCATCAGTTCCTCGGATCGAACTCGTCCAGCAGCGCGGCCCTCGCGCGGCGCTCGATCTCGTTCGTGTCGGTGTAGTACCGCCCGTACTTGTAGTCGGAGCCGCCTACTGTGGAACGAAACACCAGCAGTCGTGAGCCAGGTAGCTTCATCGCCCACACTCGGCGAGCTGCGACCACACAGCTCGCATGCCGCGTGCGATGGTCCCAGTCCTTTGATTTGAACTCGGTCGGGCTGATCCACCACACACGCACTGCGTGAATCAGGATGGCAATCAGATATCCCACCGCTGCTCCGACCAGGAGTAGCACCGGGAGCGTAAGCAGTCCTGCAATGTAGTCGCTCATACGACTTCCTCGATTCGTTCTGGTTCGGTCGAGAAGCGCTGTCTCAGTGCTTCTTCGGGAGTGAGCAGCATGCTGGCGAGCCAGTCCCATTCACGGCGTGGCCAACACGGGTGACCGGCATCGGTCTTGTAGCCGCACACGTTCGACGGTGGCCGGCAGTTCAGACCTCGGCACGCGATAACTGGCTCGTCCGTTGGGTCGTCCGGGTCTGGGTAGTGGATCTGCAGCGTCCGCTCCCCTGCCGTCACGCCCTTGGTGCGGCCGTAGCAGAACGGGCAGATACCGTTCATCACCTGCCCAGCTCGCACATCACCGAGCAGGTGCGCCGTCGCTGTTGCCAACGGTTTGAACCGGCCCGATACCCAGGGCAGCGTCAGATCATCGTTTCCGTGCGCTGCGTCGAGCCACGCATTGCACGTCGTCAGCCACGGGATAGGGTCCTTCGCGGCCGAGTACATCGGCAGATGGTCGACCTTCTTCAACCCGGCGACCGTGATGACCGTGCGGGCGACGTCTTCGGCAGCCGAGACGATGGACTGCAGCAACGACAGCACCTGGATGTCTCCGGGCGCCTGGCGGGGCACACCCTTCTTGCCCATGCGCTCGAGATCGGTCTCGGACATCACCGCACGCCGCGGTGTCTCCACCCACGAGCGTGCTGTGCCCTGAATCTTGAAGGTCACCAGCAGTGGCCACGAATCGGCCAGATAGGTGATGTCGGAGCGGACCTCGTCCGACGATGGCCCCCGATACGGCTTCGCAGTGTTCTCTGTGTCGCTCATACAGCCTCGCCCTTCGCGCGGGCCCGAGACGCACGGGCCTTGAGTCGTTGATAGATCCGCTCGCCGAGACGGGTCCGGTAATCACGGAGGCCGCGCTCGTACGCGGCATGTGCTGCCCGCAGCTCCGGTTTGGACCAGCCTTCGCTGGGGTCGACCAACGACAGGACGGGCTGTGTCGGTTCGGTCGATTCAGCGAGCGACGCGATCGAGATAGCCAGCCCGATCAGAGCAGTTCGATCGAGGCCCGCCACGATCCGTTCGATCGCTTCGGGATCGCCGCAGTGCACGGCATCGACGAACAACGGTGCATCGAGGTCGATCTGGCCGATGGTGTCCTCGTCCAGAACAGGCGGATTAGACATGGGTATCTCCAGACAGGGCAGATGGATTAACGGTTTTGGTTCGTGATCTACCTCGACGGCGACGACGAGACCGGACTGGTTTTTCAGGTGGATCAGGATCAGCAGGAACGTCACGTTGAGCAGTGGGTGGAGATGGGTCACCGACGAGACCCGACCCGACCCGTCCCGACCCGGCCCGACCAGTCCAGACAGATTCCGTACCCTCGCGTTCTGCTGAATCTGCGGATAATCCGCGGATTTCAGGTGGAAGCGGTGTCGGCGCAGGTGGGGACGGTGGGTCAGGCGGTGGGGCGTTCTCCGAATGGTGTTCGGATCGCGACTGTGACGTGGCGTTCGCCGACTGGTTGCCGGTTCGCGGTGCAGGAGCGGGTCGTGCCGCCGTGGCGGTGTCCTCGGGTGTAGAGCCGCTGCCCGACTGGATGTCGGGTCGGGAGACCCCTGCAGGGGTTGGTGCGGTCACAGTGGCAGCCGGCGTGATGCCGGGAGCCAGATCGCCTGGTTTCACTGTCTTCCGGGGCCGCGATGGCATCGCGATCCGGTTCTTCTTGCGCCAGTCGTTTTCCTCCAGCCAGTCGAGCGTGTGGTCGGAGAAATACGGTGGGTTCGGTTCGCCGAGGAGCTGTTCGGCCGAGCGGGGTCGGGTGCCGTCCTTGCGGGAGCTGTTGCAGGATCGGCAGCACACCACATATGTTTCGACGGTCGCAGCGGTCCCGGGGATCAGGTGGTCGTACGTTCCCGAACGACCTGCCTTGCGTGAACCCCAGTCGACGACGTGTCCGCACCAGCGGCACGCGTCACCGTCGCGGAGACGAACCGGCACAGTGAGCGCCGGGTTCGAATTGTCCTTGCGGCGTTGCTGTTCGAACTCGACCTCTTCTTTCAATCGGAGGTGCAGGAACTCCGAATCGGTGTCGACGAGCTTGTACGCGTCACGATCGCCGACGCGGACGTGGGTCATGTACCCCGCCCACACTGCGATCTCGAGCAGCTTGTCTGCGCGTGAGTGACCAGCCATCAGAACCGCTGTACCACGGGAAACGACGTAGTCGGTCTTGTGCGCACCCGATTGGGCTGCGCACCGCGAGACGAAGCCGTGGACCTCGTTCACAAGCCTGTCGTCGCACTCCTCATGCTCGAGCACGGACAGCACGATCGGGTGATTCGCCGACGTGTCACCCCAGCGGACCCACGGCATTCAGGCACCAGCCCGGAACGCAACGGGAAGCGGCAGAGCGATCATCGGCATGTTCCTCACAAATCTCGTCGAAAGCATCAGGTCCAGTGGTCTCAGTCAGGTTGGTGGCGCCCGCTCGGCGCCCGGCCGTCTCATCGACGCCTCGGAGACAGCGCACGGACCTCGAACACCTCGTGATCGTCGCCGCCCTCGGCCCACACCTGGACCAACTCGGCCTCGGCCTGATCGAGAGTGCTGTGCAACGTGCCCTCGGAGTCGCCGAGGGTCAGCCGCAGCACCCAATCGTGCTCAGTGGTGCCCACGATGTACCCGAGCACCTGCGGTGGCGTCGAGCCGGGGAATGGGACAGTGTCACCCATCGCGATCACCGCTGCCCGCAAGCCTTTTGATGACGACGAGTTTCGTACCCCAGACACCGAGAACGACCGGCATGTCCTCACTGCCCGCCCAACGGTCCACTTCGATACCGTCGTCGAGCGCCTTCGAGAACCGGCACTCACGCAGGTCGATACCGCTGTCGAGGCACTGCTGCGAATGCAAGATGTACACCCGCTGCTGCGCAGACACCGCGCGACCCAGATGCGCCTTACGATGGCGATCCGCCCCGACGATCGCCTCGATGTCAGCCGACGGCACGAGATCACTCACCGATACCACCTCGCACAACCGAGGGCGTCTGATCCCACATCCGGCCGTCGAGCTCGCGACCAGCCTTCTTCTTTCCGACCCGCTGCACGCCGTTCCAGTGACCCTGGGTTACACCCCAGAACTGTTCGTCTGTAATGAGCCTGCCGTCTTCGCGCTGAACAAAGTGCGCAGGGAAATAGCCAGAGTCGCGTGGGTAGGGCTTCCATTCACCCCACTGCTTGAAGTGAAACGGTGTGCCGGTGAACACGCACTGGTCTCGTAGAGTCCGCACCCAGTCGGGATGCACCGGACGTGCACCTCGGCCAGACTCGCCACCCGCGATTACCCAATCCACTCGACCGGTGTGTCCGGCGCGATGCAGCCAGGCCAATGGAAGCATCACCTCTCCGAGAAGCGGCTCGGCGCTAATAAATCGCACCGCTGCGGGGGTGTCGAGCAACTGCGGTATCCGAATGTCGGCCCACTTCTGGTTTTCGGTGGACACACCCAGCCACACGTTCGGTAGCGGCCACGGCCCCCGGTCGAAGATCCGGCCGTCCAGCTTCTGTCGGTCCGCGATGCCGTGTCCGACCTCGCAGACCCGAGTCAGGAACTCGTTGCGGTTCAGCAAAGCTCGCATGCGGCCAGCCCGTTTCGTCAACACCTGGAACGTGTGCTGCGACGCGAGCGCCATCACCGCGAACACTTCAGCAATGAAATTGTCGGGGATCTCGTCGTGGAACAGGTCGGACATGCTGTCAACGAAGACGCGGCGAGGCTTAGACCACCTAAGGGGTTGGACCAGTTTGTCCGGTCGGAGCTGTACGTCGAAACCGTTCTCGAAGTAGTGGCCAGGCGTGCCTCGGAAGCGCTCGGCCAGGTTTTCCGCGTAACAGTGGTCGCAGCCCGGTGACACTTTCGTGCAACCGGTGACGGGGTTCCAGGTAGCGTCGGTCCACTCGATCGCTGTGTTGTCACCCATCTGCGCGGCCGTCCCGTGCCAGCGTAAAGTCACGCTGCGAACCGTTCTGAGTGATTCCGTCACCTAGCAGTCCGAGTCGATGTGCGGCCTCCTCTATAAGCCGGAAAGCACGCCGGAGCTGATACCTGGCGACGTACCTCGATACGTCGGGTAGGCCCAGCAATGCACGCTGCTCGTCGTACGACATCTCACTGAATTTCGTCATCACACAAATCCGATCTGGTCGACGGGCATTCTGGGGTCGATGGCGACGGGTATGCCGAGGCCGTTCCTGCGGTATCGGCCCGTCGTCGGGTCGAAGTTGAATCGCTCAGCTACGGACGCGAGCTCGTGGCGGAAGGTGCGGAGGCTGTTCTGCTTTCGCTGATACAGCTCGACGGGGTCCTTCACGGTCGACGTCAGGTACAGCCAGCGGATCGCGTGCTGCGCTTCGTACCGTTCGACCAGTGCTTCGATGTGCTCGTCGACGGTCATCGTCGCTTCGCCGCGAATCGGTTGAGTTCGTCGGCGAGCCATGCGGTGTAGGTGAGGTTGGTGCCGGGCTTGACTCGGATCGCGTACTGGGTGTGGTCGCCGCGTTTGAGGTAGCCGTCGAGATCAGAACGGGCGCGGGCGTACTGGGCGAACACCGAGCGTGGGTCGCGCCAGTTGAGGCGTACAGCCTGGAACTGGCGGGTGGTGAGTTTCCAGCCGAGGTTCTGTGCCCATGCGGCCGGGTCGACGAAGCTCAGTGACGACGATTGATCGGCGAGTGTGCGGAGTGGTGAGTCGGATGGGCAGCAGCAGATGACGTCCCGCGGGTCGGCGGCTGTCCACTGTGGGAGGTTGTCGATGTAGACGCGGCCGGCTATCCCCCAGCCATCGCTTGGTTTGGCGCCTACTCCTGGTGGGCGGTATGGGTCGGCGATGGTTGCGAGACCCGCGATTTGAAGATCCTGGCCGAGGTCACCCCACCGGATCTGGCGAGCGAGGAGACGCATCAGCGCGGCGCCACCGGAGAAGCCCCCAAGCATGACGACGTTGCTATCGCGTCGGATCATCTCTGCGGCCATCCGGATGCCGTCGCCGATGTTGCGGTCGAAGCTGAGTCCGTCGAGACGTGGGACCGGGCCGTACTGGCTGCGCCACGGGAGACGCTTGGTGACGTACAGGTCCGGGTCGAGGTGTTTCGCGACCTGGCTCATCATCGTGTTCTGGGTGTCGCCGATGCCTTCGGCGGTGAGGAAGGTGTACACGGTCAGTCTCCGTCCGGGATTGGGAACAGGAAGTTCGAGGTTTCCGAGCCGATCTGCAGATCACTGACGAGGTCGACGAGGACGCGCAGGGCTCTCCGGGTTGGGTCTTGTGACCACGACGGTGTCTCTGCGAGTGCTTGTTCGGCGTCGGCGAGTGCTTCGCTGATCTCGTCGCGGTCCTCACCGAGGACCAGGACGACGACGTCGGGGTTGGTGGTCACAGTCGCCACGGCGCACCGTCGCGGATCTCGTTGAATGCGCCCTTAGCGAAGGCCTCTTCGACGGACATGCCATTGGGGTACTCGACGACGCGGATCTCCTGGTCGCGCTCGACCGGTTTGCCACCGAAGTACTTGTGGATCTGCTCCTCGACCTGAGACACAGCCAGGAAGGCGCCGAAGACTGCACCCGACGCGGCGACGGCGACCGCGGTGACGACGGTCGCGAGTTCACTCTTCGTCATCGCTGCCACCGTCCTGCGCATCGATGTCGGCGAGTGTCGACTCAGCCCGGAGCTTCGCCTGCAGCAGTGCGACGGACTCGGGTTCGGCGAGGACCTCGCGGGCTTTCGACCCCACGGCGGGTCCTACGATGGCGCGTTGCTCGAGCTGCTCCATGAGACGGTCCGCCTTGGCGTATCCGACGCGGAGTTTGCGTTGCAGCATCGACACCGACCCGAACTGCGACGTCACGACCAGGTCGATGGCCTGCGACAGCAGGGCGATCTCTTCGATCTCACGGACAGCGGGGTCGGTGGCCGTCGTGTCCACGGTGATGGTCTGGTGGCCCTTCTGCCGTACCGATCCGGTGACGGTGTATCCGGCCGCGCGGGCGATGTTCGCCAACGCTGCAGCGACGGACTCTGACTTCGCCTGCTCGTTCTCTTCGACGACAGCGGTCACGTTGCGGGGCTTCGACGTCGGGTCGGGCAGTCGGTTGTTCCAGTTTCGGTTCCACTCGTTGGACTTCTCGATGTACACCGCGTCGTGCTTGGCGGGCATCAGGACGCCGAGGAACGACTCGCCGCAGCGGACGAGCAGCGACTTGTACCCGGCGTGCGTTTCGAGGATCAACGGTTCGTGGTAGCACTGGCCGGCGACCTTGAACTTGCCGAGCATGTGACCGTTGACGATCAGGTCGTCGGCGGCGATCAACGGTGCATGGTGGTTCCGCGACACGATGTGCGCGATGTCGGGGAATGTTTCGTCGACGGGTGTCTTCGGGAGCTTGAGGACCCGGCCGTCGATACCGTCGAGTCCCGACACGTCGGTGACGACGACGTGGGTCTCGGTCAGTTCGATGCGCAGCAGGTGCTCTGGCTCGTCGTTCTTCTCGGTGCCGCCCTTGAACAGGTTCAGGATCTTCGACGCGTCGTCGGGCGTGATCTCGATGGTGAACAGTTCCGCCGCGGTGTGCTCCCAGATCGACGCGATCGCCAGCCCGGCCGAGAAGCCGTCCGTCGCTGTGATCGTGACGTTCTGGTCGTCCGGTTCCAGGCGGATGCGTTTGAGGCTGTCAGGTTCCTTCTCCGACGATGCCGCGTGCGGCAGCACCGAAAGCAGTGCCGCGCGAAAGTCACCCGTTCCTACGATCATTCCGGTCATCTGCTGTCACCTCCTCTTCTGTGTCGGTGGGTACTGGTATCGGTAGCTCGATCTGCCCGCGCACCGGGGCGTGACCGCCTGCGGCGCCGGGTTCGATCCACCGGTGGATCTGGCATTTGCGTTCCGGTGGCAACTTCGCCCACCACACGTCCGCGTTCAGGACGTCCATTCCGCTCATCGCGTCCACCGCTTCGGAGGCAGCTCGAGCTTCACGTGATCCGGTCGCGGGTTGAACGGCTTCCGCGCCGAACAGGTCTTGCTGTGCAGCATGAACAAGCTCTCGCCGTCAGCCTGCGCGGCAGCGAGCTCATCCCCGGCGAGGATGTCGACGTACACCTTGTCGGCGAGGACCTGCAGCCGAACCCACCCGTCGTCCGGGTCCGGTGACGGATCGAGAGCGACCGGTGTCCCCCGCTCCCGTGTCTGACACCACTGCACCTCCTGATTGCAGCGAGCGCACTGGGAACGACTGCGGCGCTTTCGCTTCGCCATCACACGCCCCGCCGTGCGAAGTGAGCAGCACCGTCGTTCCACGCAGCGGTCTTCGACGGCGACGGCGGCTTACCGATCGTCGACGAGATCGGCCGGCGCAGCGACGCAGGCATCGACGCCCAGCAGTCCTTGCACGCGAACACCGTCTGACGGAGCGTGCGACCGCAACCGCCCGGGCAATGCCGACGTCGAGCACTCATCTCTCACCAGGTCCTTTGTCGTCGCAATCAGGTTCAGAACAGGGGTGCTGATTCCAGGCATGCACCCAGCAGTAGCCGTCGTCGACTGGGTTGCCTTCCTCGTCCCAACTCACGGCGACGAGCCGTTCGCGAGTTCGAGCAGCACATCGGCGTGGCAGGGCTGATCCAGCGGGCACCAGCAAACGAGGTCACGACCAGCGAGCTCGCGTCTTGCCAGGTCACGCACAGCCTCGGCCTTGTTGCTGTCCTGCATGATGGAGTGTCGAAAGAACTCCACGACACCCGCGGCATCGATCCTCTGCCCGGCTTTCTTACCCGTCAGAACGATCATCGAGCCGACCCGATAAGGGTTGCCCCACTTCGTCGGGCGACCGACGTAGACAGCTCCCTCTGGCATCCGCCAGCCTTTCGTCCGCTGACGTTGAATCCGTTGCGGCATCAGACGACACCGACCTTCCTGAGCATCGCGCCGAAGCGGTGAAACTTCTTGCCGCAGTCCGCGCACGACGCACTGTCGATGCGCGAGTGCCTCTTCGACTGTGTCCACGCCTTGTGAGCGACGATCACGTGATCGGTACACACCTGAACTCGGACCCATTCGTGCTCAGGCTGATTCAGTAGGCAGCCGTGCATGTCGGCGATGTGCTCGGCCGTCTTCGTGCACCTGGGAGTGCCGACCGCTCCCTGTGGAAGCTCGCACTGTTTCGTGAACGGCGTCAGGAGCTCGCTCATCCCACACGCCCCTCACAGCCACGGACCCACTTCGCGGCGATACGACGCCAGCGACACCGGCTCTTCGAGAACCCACCGAGCGACACCGTCTTCTTGCAGTGGGTGCATTGCGCGCCGTGCAGGATCTTCCGGGCCAACCCCTCCGCAGCCTCGACGGGTCCGACGTGGTCCTCGGAAGTGATGCGGGCGCCTTTGAACTGAGCGAACGCGTACCAGCCCGCTTTCTCGACCGGGACGTCGTCGTGGAGGTAGCCGACTTCGATGCCCGTGGCACCGCTGCGGCCACCGAGGTCGATCGCTGCTGTCAGCGCGTCCTGGTCGAAGTCGTCGCCGCTCATGACAGGGACTCCGCGACAGCCGACACGAGATCACGTGCAGCGGGCGGGGTGACTGCGTTGCCTGCTTGCTTGACCTGTTCTCGCTTGTTCCCGAGGATCTGGTAGCCCTCGGTGAACGCCATCCCCCGCGCGATCTCGTGGGGCTCGAGCATGCGGAACATGCAATCGTTGATGTCGATCGACGATGCCTCGGACAGTCCGTGGTGCAAGCCGTTCGCCGCGAACGTGTCGAGTGGCTCGTCGACCAACTTCGGAGCGTTCGTACCGCGCAGCGTCGTGACGAACGCGTACTTGTCGCGAGTCGTGAAGGTGCCGTGCGGGCCCTCCGATGTGCGGGCATTGCCCTTCCCGTAGTACGGCACCAACAAGGCAGTCTCGTTGCGCGTCGTCTGGGTGCGCATCGGGTCCGACGCACACTGCGCGGTCTTGCCGTCCCGGCCCTCGGTCGGGATCAGCAGCGCCTCGGTCTCGCGGGTGGTCCGGGTCCGCATTACGTCTTCGATGCGGGTTGCTCCGTCGTTCCAAGTGCCGCCAGCAGGAACGAGCAGCGCCTTGGATGGCGTGGTGTGCAGCGTGCGGAGCACGTCTTCGGTCGACCATGTGCGCACGCCGGGACGACGCTCGAATGTGTTGCCCGCTACCTCGGCAGTGAACGGTTCGCGGCAGAACTTGTCGAGGCCTGCCTGAATGCGAGCGAGCGTCTTCGGTGCGAGCGGCTTCGGCCGGTCACCAATCCGCGCACCTTCGAGCGTCCAGTCGATCGCCGATGCGGCCGGCAGCCAGCCTGGTTCGACGACACCGTTCCGGCACTTGACGTTCGGGCAACGCCAGACATACTGCGAGCGGTAGCGTCCCCACGGTTGAGGCTTCTTCCATCCCTGCATCGCGACGACGGTCTCGTCGCACGTCGGGCAGAACGCCTTCGGGCGGGTCCACTTCTCGATGTCCGGTGCACGGTTCCCCTTGAGCCAGAACACGACATACATCCGGTCGCGGGACTGTGGCGCCGGGAGACCTGCAGCCTGCGCGTGCATGCTGTTGAGGTAGACGACCTTCTTGTCGTAGCCGAGCAGGTCCATCGCGTACAGCCAGGCTGGGAACTGCACCCACTTCGCCGCGTCGACGACGTTCTCGGTGATGATCGCCTTGTACCGGTGACGCTCGGCGAACCGAGGTACGTCCCACATCGTCGCGCGAGATCGGTCGGCGGCTTCGTCGGGCAGTACCTCGTCGAACAGGTCCGGTGTCGTGTCGAGGTTCCGCTTCTTCCCTCGGGCGACCGAATGGTTCGTGCACTCGGGTGACGCCCACAGGATGTCGCTACCCGGGTAGAAGCGTGGGTCTGCCGCCGAGATGTCCGCGCACGCATGGTCGGTGTTCGGATGGTTCGTGTTGTGTGTCTCGATCGCGAGCTGCCAGTGGTTCATCGCGAGACGGACCTGGATGCCGGGCACCTGGATCGCGCCCGTTGAGCTGCCGCCTGCGCCGCAGAACATGTCGGTGAGGGTGATCACGAGGTCGGCCCTCCGATGTACAGCAGCAGGTGTGGGAAGTCGTCAAGGTCGACTGCGGTGATCTCGACATCGCTGCCGACTTCGAGCCACACGTCGGGCTGGAACTCGCCGGCGCCGAAGATGCTGAACTGCCAGATCTTCGTTGCCGTCCGGGCTGTTCCGGTGCGGATCGTTGATCCGACGTTGAGGTCGTCGAGCTGCTCGACGCGGGTGATCTGTTCGCCGACTTTGGGATTGCTCATGCTCGGGTCACCCCCGCGCCGCGGTAGCAGGGTCGGCAGATCCCGTGCTTTGCGTAGGCGCGCATCCCGGCCGGGATGCCTCGTCCGGGTGGGACGGTCACGCATGGTTCGCCGCAGCGCGCGCAGTCACCCTCGGGTTCGGGGCGGTCGGGGATGTCGGTGACGCCGATGAGGCCGAGCATCCGCATGAGCTCGAGCGCTTCGGCGCTGTCTTCCGCGACCGAGCAGACTGCGAGCTGTGCCTTCCGTTTGATGGCCGGGTCGGTGTCGCGGTCGAGGATGCCGCCGAGCTGGGCATCGGATTCGATCATCGTCACAGTTCCACCTCGCGGGTGTCGGTGTAGGAGCCGCGGTCGACGATGGGGACGACGACGGGTCGGGGCCAGAGGAAGAATCCGAACGCGCCGAATGTTGCTGCTGTCCAGGCGTATCCGAGGATCTGCATCATGCGGGCCACCGCCCCATGCGCAGCGATCGAACGATGTCGTCGTGGCCTTTGATCGCGTCGACGAGGTTGTCGTAGCGTTTGTTCCACCCGTCGTGTGGGGTCTCGTCGTGGCGGGTGCAGAGGATGGTGTCGTACAGCCACTTCGCGGTGTCGCCACTGTCGTGGACGATGACGATGCCCATCCACTGGGTGGAGACGAGGACCTTGTCACCGTCGATCGAGGTGACGTCGGAGCCGAGGGTGCGGTACGTGCGGTCGGCTCGCAGTTCACGCCACTTCGCCGAGTCGAGCTCGACACCGTCGCGGTCGTAGTAAGTGAGCGGCATCAGATGCCCCCGCCCTGAAGATCCGCAATGCTGCGCTTCCGCAGAATGCCCTGCGCGCACAGGAGATCAAGCGCTTCTTCGACACTCCCGCCGTCGCCAGCCAGAACGAACTGACCCAGGAGACCACCGTCGACGGGCTGCTCGTCGGCGAACTTGGCCTCGACGTCTGCGTCGACGAGCGTGAGGGTCGACTCGGAGTACTCGACCGTGACGTGATAATCGCCGCGGGCGACCATCGAAAGGTCTGCAACCAGCGTGGAGAACAATTCCGTTTCGCTACGCGTGAGGTCACCTCCCGTGCCGTCCGCTACGAAGCGGGTTACGCCATCACGCGAATACCTGAGCCCGGCTCGGACCTCGCGGTGGTCCGGCAGTCCGAACCACACGGTGAACGGTGCGATAGATTTGTTGTCAGTGCTCACTGGCTTCCTTCGGGTTGGTGGGTCGGGCGGGTCATCCGGGCATGGGTGGCCCGCCAATTACGTTGCGGACTAGGGGTACAAGCCGCCGAGCAGGTGCCTGACGTACGAGAAGTGCTGGTCCGGGGGCACCGGGCGGGGCGGGGGGATGCCCGCGCCCGGTGCCTCGGTCTCCGCGCCAGTCCCCGCCTTGTGCGGCAGCAGCACTGTCGGCTGCGTAGAGACGGCAGCAGGAGACGATTGATAGACCACGACGAGACTGTCCGCGTCTGCCGGGTGCAGCTCGGTGAGTCGATGGACGATGTCGTGTTCTTCGCGGACCCGTTGGACTTCGTCGTCCATGCGCTTCTGCAAGCCCGGCGAAATTGGCCGGCGCGGTCGAGGTGCGACAAGCATCAAATGGATCGCGTCGGCGTCGATCTCGCCGTACCGCGCTGCCGCGGTCATGGGTGCATCACCATCAGCACGACGGCGGCGATCGCTGCCGAACCCACGACTGCGTACGCCAGGAGAATCAGCGCCACCAAGCCGATCGGGTTCGTCGAGCGACCACCACCGGTCGCACCATCTCCTACGCTGTGGCTGCCACCACCAACAACAGAAGGAGAAGAATCGTGAGCAGCAACGCGAGCGGTGCGGCCATCGAAACGGGTCGCGACGATATGACCCGTCCTATCGCTGACAGTGTGAGTGATGCGGGGATCGTCCGGGTCCACCTGGATACTGAAAGTTCTGGGAACGGTCTTGTTCGTGTTGGAGGCAATGTCTACGAGGTGGCCCTCGATACGTGCAAGGACATCGTCCAGTCGATGAACGACGTCGCCGAGGCTGGCCGGTCCCGGGTCTACGTCGTTACCGGCGACCTGTGCGACGTTGCCTTCATCATCAGTCCGAGCAGTGACATCGTCGTCGAGACCGCCGCCAGCCGCCTCTGACCGGTCGTTGCCGTGGACAGTCGGAGACTTCGGCATCACGCCACCCCCTGCTCGTCTGAGGCCGCAGCGCGACGCATCGCGTTCTCCAAATGCGGACTCACGACGACGTCGTCGAACAGATGGCGGTCGCGTTCGATCGCGTCACGCATCTGCTGCCGCACTTCTTCGATAGACTGCATCCGATTTCCTTTCTGGTAGCTGGGGAGTCACAGCCGTCACCTGTCCGACCAGGTGGCGGCTTTTTATGCCGGGATCTGCCGATCGGAATTCAATTCGTTTGTCACGAGGGGCACGCTTTCAGCCTCGTGTGCGTCGAAGAGGTCATCCCACGGAACGTCGAGCCGAGCGGCGATGGCCAACCCGAGGTCCTCGCTGATGGTCCGGAGCTTGCCGGTCTCGATGAGGTAGATCGTGCTCTGGGTTCGCCTGACGAGGAATGCGAGTTCGCGCTGACTGTAGTGGCGCTGCTTACGCCACCGTCGAATCTTGCTGCCGTCCTTGATCTTCATCCAAACCTCCTTCCGCTTCACAGGGGGGCGTTTCTTCGTTCGAGTAGCCATCTTGCTCTCCAATCGTTGGGTTGACAAGTGGAATGTAATTCATCCGGCATCTACTCGTCAAGCTGACAAGCGTCGTTCTCTGCCTCTGATGTGCGAGGATGCTTTTTCCACTTGTCACGCGAAAAGATTCGATCCGTTACACGACCGACGATCAATACCGGAGAGTTCAGCCCGTGAACGAAGACCAGACGCTCAAGTCGCTACTGACGCGAGCACTCGACAAGCGCCAAGCCCGTTCGGGCCGCAGGCTCGCCGAGCTGGCCAACAAGAACGGCCACAAGATCACGCACACGACCGTGAATGCCTTTCTTGCTGGGACCTATAAGTCGACCCCTTCCGACGAGACTCTCCGGGCAATCGCCTGGCTCGCCGGGGTTGCGGAATCGGTTGCGTTCACGGCAGCAGGAAGACGACTCCCCGGCCCGCCCTTCGCGGACGAGCTACCCCCTGGGGTCGACGACCTGTCGCCGAAGGAACGCGAGGCAGCAATCACGCTGCTCCGCGTACTGGTGGCCCAACGACAGGAGATCAGACGACATGAAGACCTCACGGAATCGCGGACGCAAGAGGGCAGCACGGAGCACGGCGGCGCAGGCGGCGGCGAGGAAAGCCGAACGCCCTCCATGACAACAGACAAGGCTCGCGCCTTGATCGACGCCGATCAAGGCGCGCAGCTTGACTACGACCTCGCACAGCGTCGCGGTGAAACCCAACGCGAATACGAGCTACGGACACAGGTACAGCCCGAGGACGAATCGCAGGACACCGGATCGGACGGTGGCGCGTGACCGAACGCGCGCAGCGGTGGGATGCACCTCAGAAGCGCACCGTCATCGCTGTGCCCGGGGGCATCACGCTGACCCACTTGGGCCGCAAACGCGCAGACGGTACGTACGTCTTCGACGACGAACCGAAGTGGCGGTCCATCTCCTACGACCCATTCGTCGAGGTCGACGTGTCGATGATGGAGGGACGACTGTCGGTCGAGGAGGCGTGGAGAAAGCGCCGGCGCATGACGGCACCAGCCAAAGAGCGTCGACGACAAGCCGCGCGGTACTTCCTGTCCGACGACCTGTGGGCGAACAGCTACTTCGTATTTCGCACGCCCTCGGCGTACATCCCCGAGCATGTCAGCGTGTACGCCGACATGAGGTACATCGAGGAGCACTGCCCCAGCGGCCAGAGCACCATGGTGTTCGAAGCGACGCATCACACCTGGTGGACCAGCACGGAGCGTGTCAGACTGAGTGTCATAGCGTTCGATCAGAAAGGTGCAGCCGATGAGTAGCCCCATGCCTCGATGGGTCTACGACCGTGCGCCGCAAGCCCCCACAATTCTCCAGCACTGGGATGGACTGCCGTCCATCACCTTGTCGAAAGTTGCGAGTGGAGCCCGATTGCTGTGGGTGTTCGAAGAGGACTTTCCCGAGCAGCTCGGCGCGTTCGTCCACCTCACCGACGACGAAGCACAGCACGTTTTCGAGTCCCCCAGCGATGATGGACTGATCGAAGCCGTACGCACTCGCCTGCGGGACCGTACCGCGTACGTGTGGAGGAAGAGCGGATCATCTTTCGGCGCCGCGGAGTTCCGTATCCCCAAGCGCGGCACCGAGGAGCAATTTGCGGCCGCTCTATGGCAGGCTGCAGAGTCCGTGCCTCACATGATCGACCTGGCAGAGTTCTCCGGTTCGCACCGAGCACCTCGCGGAATGGCAGAGGTCGTTGCCGCTGCCCGTGACAACACTCTGCTCGCATCATCGGGCGGCTCGAAATAAACAAAGGATACGACGTGACCAGGACCGAGCCCACCAACGCCGACCGCTCGCTCGCCGCTCGCGTCGTGTCTCGACTGATACGCGATCCCCAGCACCGCGACAGCTTGAACGGCTCCGTCGTCTGCGTGGACGGTGACAGCACACGTCACATGCTCGACGTCATGGAAGCACACCACTCACAGTCGGTAGCGGTCTACTACCCGTCAGAGCATTGCCTCCGGACGATGCATCTAACAGACGGCACGCTGACGCCCAGGCCCAATGGCACGTTCAACACAGCTGCCATCGAGGAGCAACTTACACGCGTGTAACTCGTTCTGCCGCAACAAACTTGTCAGACCCGGACCATATGGTCTGTCTCATGAGTTGGCATCCGTGGCGACACCTACGCAACGAGCACCCTCACATCCACGTCACCTATCCGGACGGGGGAACGGGGTGCCTGGGTCGATGGACTCCTGACGGCATCCAGATCAACGCCCTGTCCACGCAACGCGAACGCCGCTGCACCCTCACCCACGAGTTGGTGCACGTCGAACGCGGCCCGGTCCCTTGCGATCTTCACCTCGCCATGCGCGAAGAGCAGACCGTCGACCGCATCGCGGCGCAGCGCCTGATCGACCTCGACCGACTCATCGACGTCCTCGCGTGGAATCGGTACCGCGTCGACGACGAGACAGCCGAAGAACTGTGGGTGGATCTGGCGACCCTGCACACACGGGTGAAGAACCTCACCGACGACGAACGAGGTCTGATCGACCGCGAGCTCGAACGGCGGGCACCATGACACCACTGGACCGCATGATCCTCGACTTCGAGAAGCGGTGGTACCGCGCGCAGGGCAACAAGGAAGCCGACATCGAAGAGGTGTTCAGCCTCTCCCCCATCCGCTACTACCAGCTCCTCGCGGCGCTGCTCGACGAACCGACCGCACTCGAAGCCGAACCGGTCCTGGTGAACCGCCTTCGCAGGATCAGGGACTCACGGAAGATCGCTCGCCGGACTGCTTGACCGGTTCGATGCGGATGTCGTCGATCGAGAACCTCCGCGTTCCCACCGTCGACGGCAGGATCGCCACCGCCAGATGCTCACGGATCGCCTGACGCTGATCGAGGATGTCCAGGCGCTTCCAGTTCGCCGCGGCGTTCGGGCCCGCGATGCTCGCCGTCAGCGCCGACGTCGGCACACGGCGAATCTTCGCCAACGCCTGCGTGATCCGCTGATTGATCGCCTTCTCCAGTTTCTGGAAGGACTCGTCGGTGATCTTCTCGTCGGCGAGCTGCTGCACGTAGTGATCGAGCCTGGCCCGCTGACGATCAACCTCCGCCACCAACTCCGCGTTCTCACCCGTGTCGGCCGGCGCGATCACATGACGCGTCAGGATGTCGATCAGCCGCATCTCGACGTACTCCTCCACCAGATCAGCACGGCGCACGACGCAGCTCTTGCTGCTGCACACGTATCGCGCTGTCGTCGACGACGGCGGATCGAAGTACCTCATGCCCTCGCCGCATACGCCGCACCGCGCGATCCCGGACAGCAGATGCTTCGCTGCGCTCCCCCGGTACGTGACCCGAGACGGGTCCGCGAGAATCCCGAGGATCTGCTGGTGCACCTCGACACTGATCAGCGGCTCCCAGTTCCCCTGGCCGACGACCTCACCCTGGTGGACGAGCAGTCCTGCGTACGTCGGAGTCCCGATCATCGTCCGGATGCGCTGGGGACGCCACGGCACACCGGCATTCGGGGGCGGCACCTCGCGCCGCTCGAGGTCCCGCGTGATCGCCCACAGTGATTCACCGCCGACGAACCGCGAGATGATCTCCCGGACGATCGGCGCGCGCTCGGGATCGTGCACCCACCTCGCTGTCTTCCCGGTGTCCGGGTCGAACTGGCGACGGTAGCCGTACGGGAGACGGCCACCGTTGCGGCCCTCCAACGCGGCCGCACGTTTCCCCCGGAGCACACGCTCACGGATCTGCTCCGCTTCACGCTCAGCGAGCAGGGCGTCGAGGCCGGTGCCGAATCGGTCGTCGCCCTGAGACAGGTCGTAGATCCGGCCCGAGACGCACCACAGCACACCGCGGTCCGCGCACAAGTCCCGCAGCGTCACGTAGGCCGCGAGGTCGCGCTGCGCACGAGACGCCTCCCACAGCACCAGGACGTCACCGCGTTGCAGTGTGTCGACGAGCTGGCGGTACGCGGGCCGGCGTTTCGTCGACCACCGCGATGCTCCGATATCGTTATCGGTGAGGACCTCGGCGACAGTCCAGCCCTCACGCTCGCAGACAGCCCGGCACTCGCGTTCCTGGTCCGCGACGGACTTCGCTCGACCGCTGTTGTCGGAGCTGACGCGGGTGTAGATGATCGCCCTCATGCGGCGCACGCTATCGGCACCCCCCGACATTATTGGCCGAAGCAGGTGACCCGGTACAGGTCGGCGAGATCAGGACGACCAACTCCGGCATGGGCTTCAAGGGCTTCTACAGGCCCACCGAATGACGGACGAGACGACGAGCGAGCCGATGATCGCGCAGGCGGCTACTCGAGACGACTCGGTACGGGTACGTGCATCCGAGTCCGGCTTGCCTGTGTCCATTCACATCGGTTCGGCCGAACTCCGCTACGGGGGTGCAGAATTGGCTGCCACGGTGCTCGATCTCTGCAGGCGCGCAACCGAACGGGCGCGTGCCGAACGGAGAACACTTCTAGAACAATCGGGGATGAGCAGGGACGTCCTGGACATGCTCGGCCTGCCGTCCGCATCCGACGTCGCGGACGCGGAGAACGAACTGATGGACACCGAGCAGCCACCGTCGTCGTGGATGACACCACTGTGACCGATCCAATCGTCATGCTCGTGGCACACGCGGACCGTGCTCTGGACACCATGCACGACGCGTCGGAGGCACTGGCATCGCTGCAGGTCACACGTCGCACCGAGGACGGGCACGTGTCGGTCACCGTCGACGGCAGCGGTGCGTTGACCGCGCTGGAGCTGGCACCCGACCTCACGGGAACGTCGGCCCGGGACCTCGGACGAGCAATCGTCGAACTGTCCTCCGACGCGGCGCGGGAAGCTCTCGAACGTCGCGCGGCGATCTTGGACAGGATGCAAAGTTCCCTCTCAGAGACCTGA